TAACTTCTTTAACAATTAGTTTCTAACACTTGTGTTACGTGTTCTATTCACGTGTAAATAAATAAATAAAATAAGCATTGATAGTGCACGTGATAGTTAGTGTTGGCTACTGTATTTGTAATGCAATTGCTTGTGCGAATAACACCAGCCAAACAAGCAGTACACCACGCTGTTATCAGATACATACAACGTGTAAACACATTGTTACTAACTACTTTAATTACTTATTAATTATCTATTTAAATCAATTACTAATTGCTAAGTGCATAAGTGTTTATCTATCTTCTATCTCTTATCTATATCAATAAACATAATCAACAATCATTTATTTATTACTAAAGGGGCTTCGCCCCTTAAACCCCAATCATCGACGTGCCCCGAGAATGCACGCCAAAAATTGCACTATTTATGCGTAAGACACGCAGGTTGCATAACTACCCCAAGTCATGAGAGAATTCTCTTGTTGGTCAGCCCGAGGGTCTTTGTCGAGGCGGTAGTTAAAAAAGGTTTTGTAATTTCTTTTGCAAAATAAATTTCACCAATAAATTTATTTACAAAATAAAAAACAAAATAATATTTATGACTTTTTAAATAACTACCTGACGTTGTAACAACTTGCTAACAGTTACTCGATTAAATTCGTACAGTAACAACTTGCGGTTGTTAATACGGAAACAACTTTCTTGTTTGTACTTTGCAATACAAACTCGTAACTGACCAATTGCAACTACGCACTCTGCGAAAACTAAATCGGTTGCTCAATAAATAAATACGCACTATCGAATTAATTCGTGACAGAAATTAATTCGGTGGTGTGTAGTTATTAAAACTAACTACGCAACGTAATCACTTAATCAATCAACTACTCGAAAGGTAACAACATGTACAACATCGATAACTTCAACACTTCATTCAATCGCACACTTCGTTCATACGCTGTTAAAACAAAATCAAATTCATTCTCTTATCGCAAACTACATACAACGTATTCAATCTACGGACTCGAAGTAGTTATTACTTCTTATTATTCCGACGATAACAAAACGTTGTTCTCAAACTTTACATTCGCAATTAATTCACAATACGACGGCATACATGGTGCGTCTAATCGTTCAATCTCACGCTTCCAACAATTCGAAAACAATCGTCGATACATCGGAACTGATTCATTTGTTAATCGTTTCTCCGATAAACAACTCGAACAATTCCACGACGTTGCACTTATCGCTTCACAACACATCGCACTACAAACTATCGAAAGTTACTTGCACGAATTCTTTGAAGAAGTAACTGCAGAAACTGAACTACGTGAATTCAATTCACAATTCAATTCACTATCTGAATTCGCACGTAATCAATTCATAAAGAACTTTGTTTCTTCTGATTCACAACTACTAACTACTGGAGGTAACAACTAATGGCGTACGACAACACAACTAAATCTGACGTACTTAGTGCATTCACTTACTCACGACAATTAATGCGTGACTTTGTTGCACTAACAAAAACAGCAACTGAATTCGATAACGATTCTGAAATCGGTCAACTTGTTAACGAATTAATTGCTAACGCTTCAGTCGCTCAGTCGTATCTCGATACACAATTAGAAAAACAACACGCACTTCTTAATCGATTCACAATTGACGGGAGAAAATAAATAATGAAACTAACTACTCGCGGTTGGGTTGTTCTCGTAATCATTCCGATACTTCTTTTGGTATCGCTATTCACTTACGTAACACGTGACACTTGTTATGTAGGTACTGATAAACCTTACGCAAATTCTTTTGGTTATGGTTCTTGCACAAAATTCATTGACGATTCACTAACAACAGAAAAGGAAAACAACTAATGACAACAGCAACAATTACAACTCGCTCATCTCGTGAACGTTCATTCACAACTAACTACACATACGAAAATCGTATTCGTGTAAAAGTTTCTACATGGCACAACTTGGCACGAAAAGAATTTCGCACAAACATTTCTGTTGTGCGATACGAAGAGAGTGGCAACTTTGTTATTGAAAAGTCAATCGGTTCAATCTTTGGTGACTTGTTCAATCGAACAATTGCAGTAACGCCTTGCAATCGTTATTCGCAAAAGAACTTTGACCTTGCTGTTGCAGAAGGTCTTGCAAAGTACAACGCAATTGCACATGAGTACGACGCAATTGTTAATCAACTACTAGCGGAAGAAGAAACAGAATAATGTCTCGCACATTCAAAGATATAAAGAAGGAATACCTATCACCTGCAGAACAATTAGAACGCAATCACTATTCAGTTTGTAAGAAGTGTGAATGGTGCAAACCTGAAATGCTTTACGTTCGTTCTAATGAAAAGAAAAAAGCAATTGCTTTTGAATTGCAACTCGTTGAACTCGAAGAGAACAGCGAACTATTACAGCAAGCAATAAATAAATTCCGTAACAACTAACCCGCCTACAAAAAAAACAAGGAGCAACATGACAACTACAACAGCAACACAATACGCAGTACAAGTAACAGCACAAACAAAAGACGTTGACTACAAGCGTCAATTCATAATCGCAGTACTCGATACACAACGTCACACATTCACACGTGTTACAAACGGCGGACGTGGTGAGAGCAACGCATGGAAGTCTGTTGACTATGCAGACTTTCTTTCTTGCTATGACTACAACGACAAGTTAATCGGTAATCCAATTGCAGTTTCACTTACCGATACTGATACATCTTCTTTATCAATCGGAGAGACACCAATCAATGTCTTTCAGAAGTTATCAAAGATGTATTCAAATCGTCCTGAAGTAATCATCGATACAACACTAGGAGACATCGTGAAAGTAATCGACAACATCGTTACAACTGATTCAACACAACTTGCACAGTACAAGAATGACTTACGTTCTAATCGTGTTGCACCAACCAACATGAAAACAATTCTTGTACCAACAGTTTCTGCTCCTGCAATTTCTGTTGCACCACTTGCTACAGAAGTTTCGTATCCTGAAGAAGTATTGCGATACGTTCCTTCTTTATCTGATTCAGAAATTGCAAACTACATCGAACGCACTTTGTTCGGCGTAAAAGAGTTTGAACTTTACAAAACTCACATGGAACAAAAGCGCAACATCGTTATCGAAGGTCATGCTGGTACAGGTAAAACTACATCTGCAAAAGTATTTGCAGCAAAAATGGGTTTGCCTTTTTATTCAATCAGCATGAACGTTGCAAGTGAACCTGCAGACTTTATCGGTGGTGTTGAACCAACCGACGAAGGTCTCAAGTTTATTTACGGACAACTTGCACTTGCGTTTAAATTCGGTGGCGTTGTTCTTCTAGATGAATTGTCATTCATTAAAGAAGGTTGCTCTGCGTCACTTCACAATGCACTCGACAATCTGCGACAAGTAACTTTGCGTGGTAACAACAACGAAGTTATTACTGCACACCCAAACTTGTTGCTCATCGGTGCATACAACGCTGGCTATCGTGGTACACGTCCTCTCAATGAGGCATTCCATGACCGCTTTGCAACTAAATTGGTATTCGAGTACGACAAGAAAATCGAAAAGCAAATCATTCCGTCAAAGTCTTTGTTAGACCTTGCCGACAAGATGAGAGCAGATTCGATTACTGGTATTTATGAAACACCAATCAGTTTGCGTTTGCTAAAGAACTTTGTGTGGCACGCAAAGTCTTTCAACTATGAGTTTGCTGTGCACTCATTCCTCAATGCGTTTACAGAAGAAGAGCGACCAAGTGTCAAACTTCTTTTGGAAGCATACTCAAGCAACATCTCAACCGAACTCGGTGCAAGTGTTGATACACCAATCGTCGACAACGGCGATGACAACTAAGTCCAACTACAAAAAAACTAAGGAGCAACGTGTTTACAGATAACAACAATGCAGTCGCATTAAAGTTAGAGCAAGAACGCATTAAGCAAAATCGCTTAACAAAAATGGCACAAGTATTTACACGTGCCGATTCAACACTTGCACTACGTCCAATCAACGTGCACATCGTCAATCAAGAAGGCGGTGCACCTGCTTGGTCTAGTGCTAACGACGTGTACTTCAATGCTTCGCATATCAATGCAGAGTTTGACGTACAACAATTGCTTGCACTCAACGGACTTAACTTTCACGAGTTAGCACACGTTCGTTACACACCACGCAACGGAAGCGAAATCTGTCAATGGGTTATCGATAACAACTATTGGTCTGCATTCAATGCACTTGAAGACCAACGTATCGAAACACTTATGACAGCACGCTTTCCTTCAACTGTTAACTGGTTTGTTGCAACTGTTGCACAATACTTGCTTAACACTCCTGAAGCGTTTGCAACTTCTTATGCGTTGCTACGTGGTCGACGTTATCTTCCTGTGGAGATTCGTCGCATGTCTCGTGAGGCATTCAAGTCTCAAGAACATGTACCTGCAATTATTGAAATCGTAGATTCGTACCGCACACTTCTTTATCCACGCGATACAGAACGTGCAAAAGAACTTATCGAACGTTTCAATGACATTCTTAAATCGTTACCGCGAATTGATGACCCAAATGGTGACAATTCAAATGACGATTCAGAACAAACTTCACGCAAGAAGTTACATGACCCGAATGGTCACGATGACAGACCATTCAATGGTCATGAGTCTTCTGATTCACGCCCTGCACCAAAAGAAGAACAACAGCAAGACGCAGAGCGTTCAAAGAAAATCGATAAAGAAGATGACGCAACTGATTCAGAGTCTGATTCTTCTCCTGCAGATTCTGATGACGATTCTGATTCAGATGACGATTCAGAAAATGGTTGTCCTGCTCCTACTGATTCAGATGACGATTCTGATTCAGAAGGTAATGGCAAATCAAATTCAGATTCTGATTCAGATTCTGATTCAGATGAAAAGTCAAAAGAAGATTCACCACGTGGTGACTTCGATGACGATGTAACTGTCGACGATTCAGAAATCGATGAGTCACTCTTCGATGACGATTACAACGCAGACAACAAGTCACGTCATGCAGGTTCAACACAAGGTCTAGATAACAATTCAAAAGAAGTTACAGACGCACTTGAAGACATAATCGAAAGTGTTACTGAAACTCTTATGAAAGACCTTGACCGCTTGTCTTCGCAGATTACAGACAAGCCTCTTATGGGTACAACGAATGTCGGTTCGTTGAGCAAAGCAAACTTCAGCGAAGCACGTGCTAATGCAGAACTTGTTTTGATTCAACAACAATTCGCAAAAGAACTTCTGCGAATTAAAGCCAACTATGACCCTGCGTGGGAGTACGAAACACGTCGCGGACGTTTGAACATGCGCCGATACTTACAAGGTGCGTCACTCAACAAAGTCTTCGACAAGTGGAGTGAAGGTAAAGATGACGTGACTGCAATCGAAGCAGTCATTCTTCTTGACCGCTCTCAATCAATGCAAGGTAACAATGCTAAAGAAGCATACAAATCAATGTGGGCTATCAAGCGTTCGTTAGATAAAGCAGGTGCAAATGCAACTGTTATTACTTTCGATAGCAGTACTCGCATTCTTTATTCTGCAGAAGATAAGGCTGACGCTGGTGTCATTCGTGACGCAGGTGCAAGTGGTGGAACTAATCCAACCAATGCAATTCTTACAGCGCAGAACATCTTCGCTACAACTGATAAGCCAATCCGTTTGTTGTTCATGATTACAGACGGAGCGTGGGATTCAGATAAAGCAGAAGAGTCTGTACGCAAAATGCGTGAAGCAGGTGTCATCACTTGCAACGCAATCATCGAGCAGTACGAACGTAATGCAGAGTCGCTCGAACGTCATCGTCATCAGTTTGAATTACTTCATCAGATTAAATCTGCGAAGGACATTCTTCTTTTGGGAAGACAACTTGTTCGTCTAGCAATTGCTCGCAATCTTGTTAGCCGATAAAGAAGTTATGGGGCAGAGACATGAGCAGTCTCTGCCCCGCCTACAAAAAATCCGCACACCAATCAGGGAGGTAACAGCATGAAACTATCCGCACTACAAGCAGATACACAGTACGCAGTCGTAATGGGCTGGACATCAATGCACAACAATCACTACTACAACGACTTAAAGAACATCGGTCGCAGAGACGTTGTTCAAGCAACTCTTGTGTCTACTGATAAATACCAATACACACAAGACAGTCGTTACAACATGAGTGAAGACAAAGAGTCATTCACTCTTGCACCAAAGAATGCCAAATCAAATCTCGGCGTTCTTTTAAGTGCAACAGATAACTCGGGCGTTGTTCGTTACTTCGTCTCTCGTCTATCAGAAGTAATTGTTGAATGGTCTGTACTCGAACCTCTATGGCTTGCAAAAGAAGAAGAGGAACGCATACAGCAACTCAAGCAACAGCGACTTCAAGAGGAACTCAATCGCAAACGTGACAACGCACGTCTACATGCAGAACGTGCACAAACCAATCTACCTAACACGTTAAAGAAGTTACTTGTAACGTTAAATGGAAACGTTGAAGTTAGTTATTCATCGTATTCAGATAATCCAAGTCCAACAGTCACACTTTCTTTACGTGACATCGAACGTCTAATCGAACTCGCATTCGACAACCAAGAGGAGGTTGCATAATGTCTATAACACTTACACGAGTAACAACACTAGAAAAACAAGGTAAGCACTTCCCAAATCTACCTGCACGTGCAATTAAAGAGTCGACTTACATCTCGGAAGACTCTCGCTTCTTCGTTTACAAAATCGATAACACGTCATGGGGTTGGCACGCAATCAAAGATGATTATGTCAACAACATCAACAGTCTCAATCACTATGACTCATCAAAAGAAAAGGTAGTGCGTGCTCTTGAAGCGTACATCGCAGAAGAAAACGCAGACCTCCAACTCTGGAAGGCGTAAGACCGCAACTGCGCCTGTCTCTCTTTCAATCCGTATCGACTGGAATGAGAGACAGGTGCAGAACTTAAAGAACATCATTAACACCGATGACCTAACAAGGTATCTCGAACTGTATCTACGCAACGCAATTGTGTGGTCTGCAGTCGGCACAGCAATCTCACTAATTGAAGTAACTGCAACAGAGGAGGAATAAATGGCACTACACATCTTGTCAGTTAACGATGAGCAACTAAACGTTGTTCTTCAAGCACTAGGTAAAGAAACGAATCCAATTGCAAAAGAAGTTTCAATTCGTTTCAAAAGAATGGCAACACCAGCAGTAATCGAATCCGATGACAAGTAACCCAACTACAAAAAATCTAGGAGGCACACATGACACAAACATCAGCACACCGCAAAGCAGGGTCACGAGGAGGCAATCAATACGGAGCGTACAAAGTACGTTACGCGTCTCCACGTCAGGTTCAATTCTTAAAGAACTTACTAGAATTGAAACAACATTCTTTTACAGAACCGAACTGGGAAGAACTGAACGTACAAGGAGCGAGAGAACTTATCGAACAACTTGTGAAGTTACCCAACAAGGTAAACATCAAACGCTACATCTCAGAGAAGCAACACAACTTCTTACTTCATCTAGTACGTCTTAAAGAAGAAGGAGAGCAACTTCTTGCTGGTGCTTTATCACAAGAGAAGATTACTGATTCAGCCAATCTTTCTTTTGAAACAGCGCAGACATTAATCAACACACTTGTGCAAGCAAATCACAAGACAATCAAACTTAGCGACGTTGGTGCATATCGCATTAACGGCACAGTCTTCTCTATCCGCAAGGGCAGAGAGAGTCGCAAGTGGCAAGTGTGGTCAATCAATCCTGATACCAATAAGTGGTTTCTAGATTCAAAGAACTACGGAATTCTTTTTGAGTTACGTGACGAACATCGTTTAACTCTTAGAGAAGCAATTCAAGTGTCGGCTAATACTGGCTCTTGTTGCCATTGTGGTCGCACTCTCACTCTTGCTTCTTCTGTTGCAAAAGGAATGGGAAGAGTCTGCGAGGGCAAGTATGAAAGTATCTAACGCAATCGCTGTTCTACAGAAGTTAGACCCCGATGAAGAAATTCTTTTTGACTTCGTTGCAAAACGTCATGCAGATGAGAATGACTGGGGTTGTGAACTAACGCAGGACGGCGAATACATAGAACTTCCAAAAGAAGTTTGGAACAACGTTGTCGACACAGTTACTAACAGAATCCAATGGGAGCAACTAGCCGACAGTCTCTTCGAATTCGTACATCATGAATTTGTAAGTATCGCTAGAGACCAAAAAGAAATCGATAAGCAAGAACTAGCACTATGGGAGGCATAAATGAAGTGTAAAGAATGCGGTGCAAAGATTACGTACGAGAGCATGTCTGAAGAAGGTAACTGGTCATGCTCTGACTGCGGTTGGGATACAGGAGTGAGCGACTAATGACTCTTGAACTTACCGACAACATCAAGAAAGCAATTGCAAAAGACGTTCCGTTACACGACATCGTTCATGGCGAGGTGTTGAACGAAATCGTTAACGAACAAGACATCATGCTCGAACTTGGAGAAGATGAACAAGGCTCTGCTAACTACGAGTATCACCGAGGTTATGCAGACGCTATGCAAAAGGTGTATGGACTTATCTATGCACTTGTATTCGAACAAGCAGACCAAAAGAAAGAGGTGGCACATGGCAATTAAAGAGATACAACTTCCGTTTGAGAACATCAAAAAGAAGTTACGTTCTGAACTAAATACTTTAGAGAAAGCACATGCCAATGCAGACGGAGCAGACGCTAACTTTCACTACATCGAAGGAAAGATAGACGGCATTCGTCTTGCTATCTATTTAACTTCTAAAGAAGAAACCCGACTAGGAAAGGTGAACGCATGAGTAATCCTGCACCAAAGAACATCTATGACTTGTGTAATGAAATTTATTCACGTCATGGTCAATACGGAGTGTTTGACTTCGTAGGTCAATTCGACAACATCAAGTGGACATGGTGTGAGCCATGTGAGTCCTCTACACCATTCGACCCATACCACGACGTTAACGTGTGGGTTGAAGCCGTAGATGAGGTAGAGACTAAGGTCTCATGCCTTGTGTGCGGTTCACAGAACTCGTACGTCGACTTAGGTTTGATTCGTGTATTCACAATGCACGAAGACGGCTCGAAGTCAATCGCTAACATAAAGAAGAAAGACGCACTCGCACACTTTCAAAAAGAATGTGGCGGATACGTAGAGGCAAAGAGCCTTCCTTCTGAATTAGGTATCACGTTGTGGTTTAACGAAGACGCACGACTTGATACAAAGAAGTTTCTACCGAACTTCAACGCAACACGACTATGGGTTCGTGCGTTTGGCAATACCGACAACACAGTATTGCTTGGCAACGTAGTCGTATCAGCAACCGAAACAGATGAGTATGGATACCCAACCTCATTAACCCCTGAACAACTAGCAGCGTACATGGAGGAAAACTAATGACAACAACAACACCACCGCCTACAAAAAATCGCCGTATGACACTTGATAAGTGGCATGAGGTATTCAAGCCAATCAACAACACGTTAGATTCAAACGCCTCTTGGCAAGATGAGAATGGCGTAGGGATTCTTTATGAGACCTACGGAGAAGAGCAAGCCTTTGTTTATGCTTGCGATTATCACAACGTATGGACACTTGTTGACGGCAACAACGGAGGCACATACATCATCAATGGTCGTGCATTCGTAAATCGTATTGGGTACTTCATCAGTCCTGTTCCATGGAAAGATGAAGATGAATTCTCAATCAAGGTCTCATCATGAACACAGGAGAACTAAGTACTGGCACACCAACTGTCAGTAAATGCTGTAAGGCTACAGAAGTATGGCGTGACTGCGAACTCAAGGGTCATGAAGAAGGTTGCTTTGTAACCTACTGCGAAACATGTAACTGGGTCACTTATCGTGACTGTATCGAAGGGAGAAAGAAATGAGTAAAGAAGCACCACAGCAAGTAAAAGACTTTGTATCGTCTTTAGCACCACTTCAAAAGATAGATTATCTTTTGGCTGTACTACATGCACAAGAGGTAGAGGCAACTAACCTAAAAGAACTTGTCTCTACAACTATCGCTCATCAGTACATGCGGTTTGAAAATGACCCTGCGTACGAAGACATGTCAGAGCCTGAACGTGACATCAAGTCAGGAATGCTGATTCAACTCTCAAACATCATCGAAGCACTTGGTGAAGCACTCGAAGTCGAAGACTTCAACCAATGGCGATTCGACTGCGGTGTCCGTATCTGTGGAACTCCACAGGTTGGTGTCTGCGACTGGTGCAAATCACAATCAACTCAGGAGGTAACAAATGGCACAGATTCAAACAGTTAAAGAAGTTATCGAAGAACTTCAAAAGCACTACAAGCCTGAAGACACCTTGCTAATCACATGGTGGCAAGAGTCAGACTTTGATTCATTTAAAGACCCCGAAGAAGCAATTGGAAATGCACAAGTACAACTAGAGAACTGTATCGGTCACGTAAATGACTGGGCATGGTCTCAAGGAGAGCAAAAGGAGGAAGTCGCATGACAATAACAGCACCAGCAATTCAAGTTATCGAAGCAACTATCGTTTGGAACGATGACCCAAGCCAAAAGAAGCATGAAGTTTCTTTTGGAATTATTCCTGACGGGTGGTCTAACAAATTAGACCAACACCCAAAAGATGAGGAAATCTTCTTTTGGCTTTATCCTGAAGAACAACTGTTCGTCGGGTTCAACAACGGAGAATGGAAGGTGGTGTCGTTATGAGTCAACCAACATGGGATAAATTCATTAAAGCAGATACGCATTACAACTCGGAAACAAAAGAGAAAGTCACTCTCGATGAGGGAGAGACTGTATGGATAAATAAGTTTTACGTTGTTCACGTAAAAGAACTTAAAGAAGGTGCACTTTGGTTATCTATACGCCGTCAAGACCGCAAAGCAATTCGGGATTGGCGACACTTGCAACGCATAAAGAATGAACTGGCAGGTGGCGAAAGAGAAGCAGTAGAAATCTTCCCACCACAGTCTCAATTGGTTGACGGAGCAAATCAGTATCATCTTTGGGTATTGCCTGAAGGACAGACAACTCCTTTCACATGGCGTGAGGGAAGATTAATTACAAACGATTCGGGTTACGCTGGTGCACAACAGCGTGAATTCGAAAGTGAGGAGCAAATGAATGCCGTCTGATAAGAAGAATGACATAGAGGTTCACTACGCCGAAGGTCTCCGAATGCTTGCGGAGGTCACACAAATGCAGGGAGAACTATTACGTAGCCTGATTAACAAGGGCTACATGCCCCCACAGATTACGGACTTACTCTCCTTTACTTTCGGGATAACTACGACCGCAGATGCCCTAACCAACATGATTCAGGCTCAAACCGAGATTCTTGTGGCTAAGGCTGAATTAGGTAAGATGTGACTACTACAGGAAAGGAACACAACATGGCAACATGGTTAACGACTAAAGACATAGCCAACAAAACTGGTCTTAGTTACCACACGTTAAAGAACTATGCCCATAGAGGGTTAAACGGAATGCCTAAGCCCGATAACTACTTCAGCAGAACACCAGTTTGGTCTGAAGAAACTATCGACACATGGCTTCAAGGTAGACGCACCCTTAAGCGTAAAGATAAACCGCAAGAGCAAGTCTAAAGAACAAAGAGAGAGGAGAGAGCCAATGGCTTATGTCGTAGCAAGAAACAAACGCTTTACAGGTTATTACAAAGACAGTCTAAACAAGGTAAGGAGTGCAGGTACATTCGGTTCAAGAGCCAAAGCCTTGAATTCTGCACTTCTTGCTGAAGAAGGATTAATCTCTGACAACCCTGAATTGCGTACAACGCTAGAAGCCTATTTAAAAGATTGGCTCTCTAGAACAGATGTTCGTATAAGCACCCGCAAAACTTATGCTGTGGCATTAAAGAAGTATGTTGTTCCTTCTTTAGGTCACAGACAAGTAACTACCATAACGAAACGTGATGTGCGTAGCCTTTTCGAGAAACTTCTTAAAGAAGGTGTAAGCCCATCGACGATAGCCCATGTAAAGATTGCTTTGGGGTCTGCTTTTCGCCCACTTGTGGAAGATGAGCAAATGCCAAGCAACCCTACGCATGGCGTTAAAGTCAAAGTACCTCACGCTGACCCATTCAATAACCTAGAGCCTGACGACTTTAAGAAGATACTTGAGCACTTACCTACAGAAGGTGCTCGACTCTTTGCTGAGTTTCTGATTGCTAGTGGTTGTCGCTTTGGAGAAGCAACAGAACTACGTGTGAAGGATATTAACTTTAAGTCAAAAGAAGTTTACGTTCGTCGCACAGTAAGTGATGTAGGTAGTCAGCACAATAATGGGTCACGTTATCTCATCGTTCCGACTACAAAAACTGGTCATAAAAGAACTATCGTTTTAAGCAAAGCGGTGTTAAATACATTACAAAAACACATCGCTAAGCACAAATTGACCACAAATGGATTGCTATTTTCTAGGGAGACTGTTACTCCTAGTGTTAAACTAATAGCAACAGGAAGTCTGACAGAAAGGACTGAATCGCACTACACCGTTGGAGTCAAACGATTCCAACACGCAACTCCGTACTCCTATAACGTCGGTGGGTGCAGGTGTGACCTGTGTAAACAAGCGGTTAACAAATACCGTAAACAATACAGAAAGGACAAATCAAAAGGCAGAAGCGTCTCTAGAAGTAATTTCTCGGGGCACTTAAGTCGTGAAAGGTGGCGAGCCACTTGGAACGATGCCATAGAAAAGTCAGGTATTGGTTGGTATCCAAGAACGCATGACCTACGACATGCCAATGCCACACTTCTTTTGAAGGGTGGGGTTGACATACACGAGGTTAAAGAACGTTTGGGTCATCAGTCAATCACAACTACGGAGCGGTACTTACACCGTATCCGTCACCAGCAGTCGAAAGCAGGGGAACTTGCCGACGAGTATCTGTTGGGAGAAAGGTGAGGAAACTATGAAACTAACAAAACGAGGAAAAAAAGTAGTAACCACAGCAATTGCACTAATAGCAGGTTCTTTATTCCTTAGCGGTTTTGCGGTCGCTAAAGCATTAGAGCCTGTAGTGCGTGAAGAGAAGGTAGTACAGCCAGTCCTGCTTTCCCAATCCCCAGTCGAGAAACAACTAAAGATAAAAACCCCAGCAGAAAAGTTAGAGAAGTACCGTAACAAGGTAACCCTCTCTCACGTAGAATGCAAAGGGCTTTTAAAAGAGGTTGGGTTTAAAGGCAAAGCCTTAGCACAAGCATGGGCTATCGTCATGCGTGAAAGCAACTGTCGCTCTCATGCCTACAACGGCAACGAGAAGACAGGAGATAACTCCTACGGAATCTTTCAAATCAATATGATTAAAGAAGTAGGTGATTCACGCAGAGAAAAGTTCGGCATGGTCTCTAATGCAATGTTGTTAGACCCTGTGACAAATGCCCAAATCGCTTATTACATGAGCGATGGTGGAAATGATTGGTCGGCTTGGAAGGGTATGACCCCCCGAGCAAAAGAATGGCTAAAGAAGTTTCCAAAGTAATACAATAAACACAAGCAAAAGCCTCTCCTCCGTTGGTGGTTGGAGAGGCTTTTGTTTGCTAAGATAAATCAAGGAGGTGCAAGTATGGGAAAACATCTAGACAAGATTCAAGCCAGCCTAGAAGTACGCAGGGCTAATCACAAAACAGGACAAGGTGGCAAAGTTCCTGGAAGTATGAACAAAAAGAAGACTGGATACTCAAGTATCAAGTCCGATGAAGCAAAGAAACGATTAGGCAAGTAATTAAACCCCCGATAGCCAAGTGCTATCGGGGGTTTTTTTGTATCATTTTGAAATGGACGCTTCAAGACATGCAGGTGACCGTTCCTTTGAACGCGATGTCACTTGGGAACACGTAAAACTTGCCCTTGCTTCAGGTCGTGTAACCAAAGCCGAAAATGGAAATCTTGTGCATGATGTAAGAGACCCTGACAATGTAGAACATGTCATTCGCGTAGTAACAAGCCCTGACCGCAAGAAGATTGTCACAGCCATTCGTAGAAAAAACATGGGAAATCCTGCACAGTCGTTAGAGCAGTCTAAATTGCGTGAGACAGCAGAAAAACAAAGACAACAAACTTCTGCAGAACGTCAAGCAGCACGATTAGCCAAGAAGCATTTAAGAAACCCACCAAAGTCGAAGTAAAAGAAGAAGCCCCTGCTAACCAAAATTAAGCAGGGGCTTCTCTCCTTCCACAAGGATTTAAAGAGTATCAAAAGAAAAAATGTTTTGCAAGTGCCGTTAAAGCCAACAAACACCAAACAACATTAAAGTAAATGATTGTTGGTAAGGTCTTTATTGTTGAGGTTAAAATTAGGGCTAAAGAAGAAGCAAATGCAAATAGATAAAGCCACCACCACTGTTTTCCAAATAATAACCCTGGAATGATGATAGTTAACTTTGTAGAAAATGCCCAAAACTCTATAACGTTTACCTTAGTCCAATAACTTCTTTGACCTAGTTGTTTAGTAACGCCTTTAATGTCATTAAGATTCATTATGAATGTTTTCCTTTAAGTATTGGTAATGGCTCGGGAATCCAGCAATTGCTAATTTCCACTTCTCAACCTTGTCGTGCTGTATTCCTATGATTATGTCTGCTTCAAACTTCCTGTCAATACCGTATGACCACTTAACGTCTTTAACCACTCTAGCAGTTATAGGGTTGTAGCCCATTCCTGCAGCAAGAGCGTTAAATTGAAAGCCACTAAATTGTCGGTCGTAATACTTTTCAGTGCCACGCTTTACAAAACTGTCTTTCATGTCTTGCATTGTAAGTTTCTTCCAATAAAGGCTATCGTCTCTTAAAGACATCGCAAAATGCAAAGCAACAAAGTCAAGTTGAATCTCAAAGTTGTTTCTTGTTGCTTTGTTCCACGTTGCTATATCCCATTGGGTTACCTGCTCACGCTCTAAAGCGTCAACGAGTAACAACAGAAACTCGTGGATAAAGTAAAGCCCTGTACTTTCTAAAGGCTCAAGGAATCCACCTGACAAACCTATGGCAACTACGTTTTTTACCCAAAACCTTTCGTAGTAGCCGTTCTTTATTTCAATCTGACGAAAGTCCATTTCTTTCGAACGGTTAGGGTTATAAACAACCATGTTTTCAGAATCAAGATGAGCCTTAAATTCTTTCAAGGCTGTTTCATCATCAATAAACTCATCGCTATACACATACCCTGAACCAATGCGTGACCACAACGGTGTATTCCAAACCCAGCCGTTCTTTAATCCTGTGCAATTTGTAAATACTTGAAGTTCTTTTTCTTTGTTGGTGTACTGAATCGGAGAAGCCCAAGCCCTATTGTTTGGCAAAACATCTTTTGTAGTAATGAATGGTTCTTTTAGGTGTTGACCAAGCAAGATGCTTCTGAAGCCTGAGCAATCAATAAATAAATCACCAGCAACACGAGTGCCGTCTTCTAAAAGAAGTTCTTTAACCCCATACTCATCGGAGATAACCTCTTTAACTGTACCAATAATTCTGTTAACACCTTTTGGAATTGCGTATTCTTCTGCAAGCCATGCACCAAACAAAGCAGCGTCAAACTGGTACACCACATCTCGGTCAGGTTTGTACACAGGCATGTCAGGGTGTTCCCACATTACAAGTTTGTTGTCTTTAACAAGGTGAGCACTAGGGAAAAAGAACTCAAAGTAATCTGTGTTAGGGGTTTCGGGGTACAGGGCTTTCTTAAAGAACCAGTTGTTGTGCCCAAAACTTCCTGGAATAAAGTCTGCATCACCAAACGGGACAAAAAACGTGTCAGATTTTTCTTTAAAGAAGTTTGTAAATCCAATAGAGGTTTTAAAAGCAGCGTTCGTGTACTTCATAAAAGAAGTTCTATCAACATCTAAGAAGTCAAGCCAAATGTTTATGTTGGTTAAAGTGCTTTCTCCAACACCAACCTTTGGGATAGAAGAACTTTCTACGACAGTAATCTTCTTATGAGGAAAAGCCTTAATGAGGGTTGCTGCTGACATCCAGCCAGCAGAACCCCCACCAAGAATTACTATGTTGTCCGTTTTGTATGCCATGTGATTCCCTTAACGATTGTCTTTAATTAACTTTACCTCACAGGCATCTGTGGTGCAGTAAGCCTCACCGATTGCGTCAGAAGCCATACCTGCATAGACACCGCTAAAGTCGATTGGGAACAAAGTCATCTTTCCCTCTTCATACTCTTCAGGAGTAATCTGCGTGTAAGGCATTTGAGGGTAAACAGTATTTCCCATAGGCAAGAATGAAATCGTCTTTAACTGACCATCGTGCATGTGCAAGATAGAAGCAATAGAGTCTGCTTCTTTATCAGGGTCAAAGGTTACGGTTACAGAGACAGAGTTATCTGACCAGTAACGCTGTGTGACTACAGCAAGAGCAACCTTCTCATGAACTGAAACTTCTTTTTCAGCACGCTTTGCTTCTGTCTCAATTGGGAAGAAGACAACAGAAGTTGTTTCAGGAGATTCAGAAGCAGGTTCGACTCTGTAGTTAGCCATCTTGAAAAGAGGAAGCATTGGGTCAGAGTTTGCAAAGCGGATTGCTCTGTTAAAGAACTTACCACCTGAAGCCCAATGCACTCCTGGAGATTCACCAGCAAGAATTGAGACTGTTCCTGAAGGCTTAACTGTTGTCATCTTGATTGACTGACGAATGCCAAGCCATTCAGAGTAAGACTCATCGTAAGCCTTAACTGTTGCGTAACCTTCGTTAAGCCAGTCACGAAGCGTAGTCCAGCCGTTGTTGTCTGCGAAGTTTGCGATGCCTGAAATAGAAGTACCGATACGGCGATTGCGTTGCATGATTGCGTTGGTTTCTTCCCAATGCGTAGGAAGAAGAGTTACAGTCTTGGCATAGAGATAAGCAAACTTCAATGTTCTTTTGAAGTCTTCTAAAGAATCATGGCGGTTTAGGTATGTCTCTACCAAAGTACAGCACTCGAATGACTCAAGTGATTGCTCTGCACAAGGGTTGTAGCCAGCCACACGCCAGTCTTTGTTATTTGGTGGGTCAATGAGACGACCGTACTTTCGTGATACGTCCATCCACACAACCCCAGGCTCACCGTTACGAACAATGCCATCGATAATCTTTGAGAAGTCAGAGCCAACCTTTGCTTCTACAGAGTTGTTGGACATCCAAGCCCACCCAGGATTCTTTGGGTCATAGGAGTTACGTTCAGGGTAAACCTCTGCGTTCTTAAGGTTAAGGAAGTCTTCGTCATCAATGCGACCAATAAGAAGTTCTGCAGAGCGACGGACGTTGCCTGATACAACACAGACACCAATCAGGTTTCCAATGTCAGCAAGGTCTCTTCTGGTAACTTTTTCACCAGAACGTCCCGCAAAGAGTTTAACAATATGGTCGTGCAACTTCTTTAGAGGCTCATGCCCTGCTGCCGTTCCCCCGAAAATTTTTATAGGCGAACCTGCTGGGCGGATTAGCGAGTAGTCAAAGCGTTGCGTAGGTTGTTCAGCCTTTAGGTAGGAGTTGATTAAAGAAGTTACAGACTCAACCCAGCCTTCTCTAGTATCGGCGATGATGGTGGTTTCTTCTTCAGCCTTTGGCTCATAGATAGTGAAGTCCTTGTCCGCACCCTTGTCATCAAACCCTACGCCTACGCCTAGCATGGAGGCTTCCATGAGGAAGGCAAACGGCTTGGCAGGATTGAGTTTGGTCATTTCGTTGGTGGAGACAAAGGCACAGTTCTGTAGTGCTGCGGAGTTACGTTGTTCGTTTACTAGGGGAGTTCCCATGACCCACAACCCACGTCCAGGTGGTGTCCACTTCAATTCAAAAAGACGTTCGTAGGCTTCTTTAGCCGAAGCCTGTGCCTTAGCGTCGTTCCAAGGTAGGCGTTGGGATTTGGCATGGTCTTTCTGTAAGGAGTACATGCCATTGATGACACGCTCACAAACATCAGCCCAAGTCTCCTTAGTTCCGTCCTCTTTGAGACGGCTGTAAGTTCTTAAGAAAGTAATCTCCCCGACCGAGTTGCCAGCGGCATCTCTATAGCCAAACGGAGGCTTCTTGGAACGAAAGCCTGAGACGAATTCTTCGGATAAACGGAATGAAAATAAGGACACTTGGTAAACCTTTCGGGTTGGATTTTTGGGAAAGAAGAAGACGTATCAAAGCAGAAATCGGAGTGGTCTGCACCTAACAACAGTGCTCCACTTGCCCCCACCTTGTTCCACCCTCCTCCACTTACTGTTATCAGATAACTATTCGATGCCTTGCTGAATGATTTTTGTGGTATCTGCCTCTGTCAAACCCCCATTTGGAAGGTCTTTTAAAGCCTGTGCTCTGTCTCCAAAAATGGCTGAAAGCACTCCACCCGACGACTGTCGTTCGGCGGTTATCCTAATGAATTCTCGGTTTTCTTCCAACTCCTTCATACCCTTGACCAACTTGAAAAGGCGGTCAATTTCTTGAGAAGTATTAGGGTCAGGGTAGCCACCATTGAGTTCTTCAGCGAAGCGAGAAAAGGCAACTCTTGCTCCCTGCATCTCAATTACGGCATTTAATAATGCTTTTAGTTGTTCTTTAGTCTTGACCTCTACAGGTAGATTGAAGGCACAAGTGTTCTGTGGTTTGAAGGCTGGACAGTTCGAAGCGACAAAACAAGTGTCACATTGTCGTAGGGAAACCCCTGTGCTCTGCACCATTGGAACGTCTTTTAGAACGTCGTTTCCATCGTCATCAGTCTCAACAACGGTCTTCATCTTGTAGCCAAAAACAGGGAGGCTTGTAACCTCTGTAGGGTCTCTTTCTATGACCTTTTTAGGCTCTTCTAGGTCAGAATTTTTCCGCATGTCAAGGTCGCTGTTATCAGAAAGGTACTCCCCTATTTCCCCTAAACCTGATAGTAGTGGGGTATCGCTGTTATCAGATAATAGGTCGTTATTTTGACCCTTGATAACGTGAAGGTCGGGGCGTTTCTTGTCCATTGATTTCTCCAATTGCTTGTAAGACCATACGGCGACTTTGGCTGACTCTACGCCATCGTTGTTTAAGAACTTGTTGAAGTCCAAACCTTCTTTAGATATTACTGACGAGTAACGTCTGCGGGCTTGCTCCAACATCTTCTTGGGGTATCGAACAACCTTTGTTCCATCCCAAATAATCGTTTCCCCCCGACGCATGGGAGAGAGCCATGAGAGGGTTGTAGCGGTTGTGAAGGGTATCTGACGTAGGTTGTCAGGCTTGGCACAGCCTAGTCCATGAAAGGCTACGGGGTGCTGGGCTACCAATGCCCTTGTAAGCCCTGCAAGGCTGGTTACAGCCTCTATCGTCTCGTGAGGTATGGCGATGTTAGAGTGCCTCTTAGACCAGTCTCTGAGCCTCTGAACCCCGTAGGATTCGTGCCATACCACCCAAAGTTTAGGGTCGTGCTCGTAGGAGGCTCGCTCCTGAAGAACCCAGTCCAATCCTAGGACTTGGGAGTCTGGCTCAATGAATGCCCAGATGAACTCCAGGTTGTTGGCGACAAATTCTTGGTATTCGGAGGCTAAAGAAGTTAGTTCCTCTTTTGACAGCCCATCACGTTCAGCCTGGGCAATGCCAGAATCTAAAACCAATTGGGTATCTGGTAGGAAGTGCTCAGATGCCAGCCATAACTTCGTTTTGGGAAGTCCTCGCTTCTTTAGGGCGTAAAAAGACAGCCCCATACGGGTGACCTGCATAGACTCTAAAAGTGTGCGGTTGCTTCCAACCTCTACCCCGCCAAAAACAATGTTCATTTACTTAATCCGTAAACATTGAATGTTCTTTTTGGACATCTAAAGAACGTTTAATGTGCTTTTGGGTAATCGCTTCCTCGATTTCTCCCCAGGCTCTCATGCCTGGTCGGTTAGCAACTCCAATGGAATCTGGGTGGGAAAACATTAAAGAAGGAATCCCCTGCTCAAATGCCCACGCTGCTAAGGAAGGGTCAGCAGTTAAAAGAAGTTCTACAGGTTGTCTAGACCGTGCAACGGTGATTTGTCTTCTGGGCAAATCTTCACCAAGAAGTTCATAGGAGTCATCAATCAGTTCGGCATAGTCAATGATTCCATTAGACATCAACCAAAATTCAGCGTCTTTTTTCTTCCACGAAGTCATGATGGCAACACGATTGTTGGCAACTAGCCAGTAATAAAGAAGGATGCCTGTTCGGTTAGGAGTGCTTTGTTCCGAACACATTACGCCTTCTAGTGATACGAGTACGTTCAAGTGTTCCTATTTTCCTACCCTATACATCGCTGCTCGTCTGATGAGGGTACTTGTGTCGGGAAGTTCAACACCATAAGTGGTAACTTCGTCTGCGGTTTTATAATCGTCGTAAAAGTCTTTAAGACGTTTCAATGCTGCGACTGTTCCCAATCGCTTTCCTGCTTGCCAACGGTAGTTGTAGAAGTCTCCGTAACCTTCTCCTGTTTTAGAGAATGCTTGCTTACGACTTCCGTGGATGTCTTCATAAAGAGCACTGGCTTGTTCTAAAAGAACAATCATGTAGGACTCTGCATTTCTACGAGCAGGGTCGTTCTTGGCTGCTTGTAAATCTGTTGTTATTTTGCTGTAGCGAGACACAATCTCAATTGCTTTTTGGTGGTCGCGTTTTGCTGCTTCTTCCCACACAGGTTGAATTTGAGCCTGTGCTTCAGGGTCAGGATGAACTGTCCATTCATCATGGGTTAGGTCATAGGCAGCGTAGGGTTTAATAACTCTGATGTCTGTTGCTCCTGGGTTTACGTAAAACGTTACTTCGTAACCTTCCCAGTTTTTTGTGTGAGGCATAAGTCCTTTACGAAAATCTTCATTTAGCATCTTGCTAATTTCTGTATCAGACAAACCCATGTAATCGGTGTGTGTCTTACGGAAGGTTTCGTAATCAACGCCAATTAAAACGTCGAGGTCTCCAGGACTGCGTTGTGCACTCCATTGGTAGGAAACCCCTGAACCAGCAATCCACACAGTTGACCATGTGTAAGGTTGGCTGTACTTCTTAGATAAGAACTCATTTAACATTCGCAAAATGCTGTTGCGAACCCACGGCTTCATGTGTTGCCCAACAAATAACCCAGGGTCTAGGTTTTCTTCAGGCTTAGAAAAATACGAAGTGGCTGACCCAGCCATAGTAACTGAGCCAACCACCCGATTTAAAGCGTCGTTGCGGTTCATGGTTTAAGTTTACTCGTCATCATCCTCGTTGAAAGGCTTGATGATGTGCCTTTTAAACTTCCGCTTTGCATCAAACTCAACTGCAGGAGGTTGTACAAACCCACAGTCTTGATGAGCAGCAGTAAAGCGATGGGTTAGATGCCAAATCTGTTCAGATTCTTTGTCATCACCTGAAATGGACAGCGAACTGCCACAGGCGCAGGACATCTCAATCGCCATCATTTATTAGTCCTCGGCGTTTTCTGCAGAGAACTCAACAGTCTGTTCTCCAGCATTAAACTCAACTCCACGTTCTTTAAGAGCCTCAGCAACACGAGCACTTACTGGCTGTTGCTGTGCTTGCATAACATTCATCAAACCTGTAATTACACGGTCTGCAAGAAGTTGGTCTTTGATGTCAGAGACAATCTCCTGTGCAACCTTGTAAATATCAAGCGTTGTAAATGGACGCTCTGCTTCCATGCCTTCTGGCATTTCGCGGTGTGTTTGAATTGAGCCGTCTTTTTCTACAGCCACAATAAAATAGAACTCTACTTCTTTTGCATTTTCATTTGCCATCGTACATTCCTAACAGTTGTCGTTTGCGGGTAACCACTTTGCTGTGAATTGGGCAAAAGTGGCATAGATAGTTTTTTGGACCAGGAGCCTCTTTTAAAGAAGCCAAGCCAAGTTCTTTACGCTCTTTACCTGTGTCGGGTAAAAGACGTTTTGAAGAATCCTCATAGTCACCACAAGAATCTTGTGGGCTATTATGCTTCTTCCAGCAGGTCATCGCATCTGCAGAAAAAGTGCTTTTACTTTCGTAATACTTATCATCGATTTCTGCAAGACCCTTTGACCCTCCGCCTTTGATTTGACGGATGATGTCTTCGCGGGCTTCTTTATTAGCCCACGCCATTACAGGAACAATAAATAGCAATCCCTTGTGCTCTTCCCCTGAAGGAAACTTATGACGCTCACAAGCAATTGCTAGTAGATGGTCATGTTCTGGTAAACCTTCAAAAGGAGGAAGTTCTTCTAATGAAGAACAAACCATGCAGTGCAAAAGACGCAAGAGTGGTCCTTGGTTGTAGGACTTATCTTTTGGTTGACCTAGTAATGGAATTTTGGACATGTGTTACTCCTAGTATTTTTGCTAACGATACCCTACCCCATGTAAAAGGTAAAGAACGTTAAGAAGTTTGGTGTTTCTTACGACTACGTATAGTCGGAATAGGCTTACGTACACGTGAACCTTTTTTGGCAGATGGCTTATCGCCACCACCTGATTTGCGGTCTTCAGTAAACTCTGTCTTTACACTTTTGGCAGTGTGTTTACCTACTCGACCACCAATGCTTCGTGGTCTTTTTACCACGTTAGGCTCCTGGGTTTACCTTGTTTGGTGTCTCGGTGGTTGCGAATCCGTAACCAAAGAATGGGTGGAGAGACTGACGGTTTGCGTCAGTAACTTCGCTACCTGCACCAGCAATAACTTCTGTATCAGGGTGAACCTTACGGTACTTACCGTCTGTTGAACCTTCAGCAAGTGATTTGTTCATTGAACGTGATGAGTTAACAGCCATGATTATTTCGCTTTCTTTGGGTTTGCTCGCATTGGTTCTTTATCACTTAGGTGATACTTTGCAGGGTTATCAGAAACACGTTTTGCTGCAGTCTTGTAGTTTTTTCCTCTGGCGTATGGGTCATTTCCTGCTTCCCAACCAACTTGACGTGCTTCACTAGCAACAGCCTGGCGTTCATCTTTTCCAGTACTTGCCCATTTATCTGTTGAACGCTTTGGTTCTGCACGTAGCGTTCCCGCTTTTGCCATAGCAGCAATCTGTGCTTTGGTCGTATTACTTGCAGCCTTCTTTGCCTTACGGCGGTCATTCCAACCAATCATTCTGTTGTACCTGCTCTTTCTGCCTTAATCCCGCGAACACGTTCTGCGTACGCAAATCTACTACTCTTCTTATTGTGAGAGTCTTTAGCCTTATACGCTGAAAGTGTATCTCCTAGGGCTTTGTCTGCTAACTCAAAGTGGTCAGCACTTTCTGGGGTTGGGTTTACGGTCAAATGGCGCATAATTCCTAAAATTTGGTGAGCAGCAGGGGCGTGTTTTTCTAGTTGGGCATGGACGAGGTTAAAGTTCTCGTGATGCTCGTGGAATGCTGGGGTATTACGGGTCAAAGTCATTTGAGTGAGATGTCCTCTGGCTTGAGAAACCATATCTGCAACTTCTTTATGACTAATTGCTGCACCCTTGTGTCCACGAACTCCGTCTTTAATTGTGGAGACACGTTGTAAAGGACGGGGAGTTTGAGGGGTTGCCCCTTCAACAACGTCTCTACCAGCAGGAGCAAGTACAGTAGTTAATTCTTCTGTGGTTTTTGCTCTTGCACGACCTGTTTTTGGGTCACGTGCAACAGATTTTCCACGAGCCTTTTTCTTACGGGTTTTTGGAACTGTAGAAACAGAGGTAACTTTTTTACCTAATTCAGCATTTGTTGGTGGACGAACTTCTGCTGCTTTAAGGTTTTCAGTTGTTTTTACTTTTGGCTTTTGACGTTTTACAACAGGTTCTTTAAAAAACTTTACGTTGCTTACTCTTTCTTCAGTTTTACCTGTTCTTGAATTAGTTAATGTCTGTGTTTTTTTACTGTCTTTAGGTTTAACTTTAGGGCGTGGAGAAGTTCTTTCAGACTCTGCACGTGCTTCTGCACTCAGTTCACCTGTTGGGCGAAGTATACCTGTTGTTGGGTCTGCTGGATTTACTGGTCCAACCCAACTAGCCTTTTTTCTTGCCATTACGCCATCCTATCCTTAAGACGTTTGGCTGAATGCTGTGAAAAACAATCTGCACACATACCTTTACTGTACATCGCTTGAACAGGATTCATGATTACGCCACATTGTGGGCATGGGTGTGAACCGTTATAACTCATAGCGTTATCTACAATTTTTTTGGCTTGCATCTCTAGGATGAAGCCACCATCGCCGTCATCCATTACTTCTCCCCTGCGTGCCAAGAACGAACGTTTTCATTGTCATGATAGGTCATTTCTTTTTGGTTAGGGTTAGAACTTTGGCTACGCATGTCTAATCCATCGCCTGTTGGAAATGCGGTGTAAACCGCTCCTTCATGAGCACTCTTTAAACTAATCTCTGCGTTTTTTGCTGCATCAATATTAGAACTACGAATGTCTAGTTTTGTTTGGAATCGACTTGGGTTTGACCAACGTCCTGCCCAACGTGCTGCATTGCTATTTCCCATTAGTTGGCTCCTAACTCATTGCGTGCTGAACCTGAATAACCTGCAACGCCTCCTGAATACCAAGCGACACGTGGCTCAACATAGTTTCTGTCAATAGTTACTATGTCATCAATTCCAAAGACTTTTCGGTCATACCCGTACTTTTCTGGGAAAAGACGTATCTGTGGCAGGGTTGGACGTACCATTTTTTGAATATCTGCCCCTGGAATGTTCATAACCATTAAGGCTTGAGAAGTTAAGCGTTCTTCGTTAGACGACCATGGACCGTTGTACTGCCAACGCTTTGCTACTTGGTCGGGCTGAAAAGGTGGACGACTAGCCCACGGCTTTGTGTGGTCATAACGACCATCTACACCGTTACCTCTCATTGTCTTCTTCCCTTCGGTTGTGCAACCCAAACGGCTGCCTGTACCTGTTGCGGAACTAATGAACCGCCAATTCTGTATGTTGCATTCTTGTAAGCATCAGCAAAATGGTTGTAACGACCACCTACTACTTTTCCACCCAAATCATCTAACGCTCCATGTTGAGCAACGGCAGCGTTATATGCGTGACGGTCAATGGTTACATGATGAGGAGAATCAGGATTAGCAATGTTATGGTAAAAATTGAAGGTCTTTGGTCCAGTCTTTTCGCTAAACTCTTGGTCAGGGTCTTGCCCCTCCAAGATTCTTTGAGCCTTACGAACATTTTGCATACCGCCAGTTGATGTTGTTGTGCCTGTCTTTACAAGTTCTTCTGCTTTGCGGACGTTTAATCCCCACTCAGTCATAGGACTTAGGGCAGAAAGAATACCTGCTCCTTTGCGAGCATCGCCTTTGCCTATCTTGGTTGCAATTTCATTTGCTTTTGCGTACCAAGAATGTCCTGCTTCTCTTTGTTCTTTAGACGCTCCTTCATAACGACGTTGAATTTCAGCAACGTGTTTTCCCATCTGCTGTTGTGACCACAGTGGGCTAAATCTTTCTCTTTCTACTCCGTCCACGTTATCTCCAAACAGGACGCATTGATGCCCATTTGTCTGAACGCTTTGCGTACAGTTGACCTGGTTCATCAGCACGGAGATTTGCTTTTCCGTCGTTTACCAAGTGTGGGGCTGGAGTTAACTCAACCTCTGGCTTTGAACGGTCAGATAAAAAGACAGCCACACCGTTGTGATTCACTAACTTAGACTTTGCTTGACGTGCTAATCCACGGGTGGGCTGTAATTCTGGAGGCCAGTAGTACTGGGATGGGTCAACACGTTCACCTTTGTGAACTCCGCGTTGATACGCTTTTTTGTTGACATTGTTCTTTAGAGAATCTAAAAGACGGTCGTCACGACGACGAGTTGTAAGAGTTCCAAGGTAACCATCTGGATACTCTGCAGAAGGAACGCGACCAACACCAAGACGCATGAAGTCCATATCTGAACGGACGGAAGGACCACCAACACCGCCTTGATTGTTGTAACCAGATAAACCGCCAGCACCTAATGCTTGCCAGTTCTGGCTTGGATTCATGTTATTTGATGGCATTACTCACCTCGCATACGGTTAACGCGATTCTCATTTATTGTACGAAGAATGTGCTCGTATGTAATTGGTTTCCCGTTTAACATCCCCGCTTTTTTATCCCAGTCTTTGTTCTTGTACTGATTGCGAGTAAAACTTCCTTCGCCTGGTGTATCTAATGCACCTGGACGATAGCGTGGGTCAACGTCGTTCTTACCCAAATCAGCGGTATGCAAAAGAACATCTCCACCGCCACCCATGTTGTGACCACGTGCTGAAACACGTGTCTTTGGCATTCCATAAGATGCTTTTTGCTTTTCAGCAACACCCATCTCTTGTGCTTCTTTAGGGGTCTTAACTTGTACAGATAAATCTTGGTCTGCTACACCTGGGGTGGCTGGATTCTTCCAAACTCCGTGTACTGCTCCTTCATGTGTAGAAGCAAGTTGGTGATGTGCTTGACGATAGTTAGCGATGTCCTCTGCTTTAACAGGCATAGCAGTTGGCTTTTCTGCACCGTCAAATGCAGTCATAAACCCTTTACCCTTAACGTGTTCACGGCTTGAAAAGCCGACAGATGCACCGTAATTGTCTGGGTGGTTAACGTAGGCTGCTAATTGCTCGTTGCTCAATGACTCGCTCATACACCCTATGTTCTAGGGTAGACTAAGTTTTGTCAGGGTAAAGGAGAACCAAAATGGGGCATACGCACTACGTTGCAATAGCAATAATTGGTAACAACCGCTTTCAGGCGGTATGTAACCCTGTTAAATGTGGTTGGGCTGGCTCAGTTACTACACAACGAGATTTGGCGGAGTCGGAGAAACAGGCTCATTGTATAGAAACTCTTGTCCCTGATACAAAGCAGCACCTTCGATAATGTGAACTAATTCAACCGCGAAACGTCCCGTTTCTTCGTTGTACCAAACCACTGCTACACCCTGTTGCCAATTTTCCCAATGTTTTCCTGGTTTACCATCAGAACTTACACCTGAGTTAACGGATGGAACTGCACCATCAATACGGCATAAACATCCTGGAGAAACAGCAACACTGCGAATTGGACCATCAGCATCGTAAGTAGTTCTGTACTGCAACTCTTGACGATGAATGTGTCCATAAATTGTGGATAGGTGGGGTGTGTCATTTGTGTATGCAGCAGCGGTTGAGCCATTGCTTCGCACTTTAGTTCCGTGCATTGCACGTAGATATTTGCCCAGCCAAATTTGAGAGTCTAAAGAAGGATACTTGTCGTAAAACTCAACGTTTAACTCCTCTAAACACAAAAGGTTTTGAACGCTAAGTACTGGTTCACCTGACGGCTTATCAGCCTTACGTAATCCGTAAGAAGCCTGTCCATTGCGAAACGCATACAGACTAAGGCGATTGTCGTGGTTACCTTCTAGTAGAGCAATACGAGCATCGGGTGCAATTGCTCGTTGTTTTGCTAAGAACTCATAACCGTAGTTAATGGCTAACTGAGTTGTGTTAGCAAAAGAAGGTTCCTGAGCAAAACGAGAATGCTCTGGCAAATCAAGAAAATCTCCAAGATTAATGATGTCATCAACCCCATACGTTTCTTGAACGTAGGCAGTAATCTGAAGTGCAACATCAATTGCTGCTAAATCGTGGAAAGGGTCTAGTGTTCCATCTTCGTAACGACGATAACCAATCTGTGGGTCAGGCAAAATTACCGCACATTTAAGTTTTGTTTTTGTTTTGTCGTGACGAGTAGGTGTCCAACCAAGGTTTACCTGTACTGGGTCTGCTTGACGTAAAGGCTCGTAACCTTCCCATGCAGGGTGAATTACATACTTGTAACCTTCAAGGTCGTGAACAGTTGCGTTACCATCTTCATCTTTGGTAACTGTTTGATATGTAGAGACGCTTACCTTAGAAATACGACCCAAGTCATCTGGGTCTAACCCTTGTTTCTCTAAAAGTTCTCGGACTTTAGAATGCTCTGCAGCCTTCTTAAGTTCCTCCCAGTTATTATCTAACGACATGCACAAGTTCCTTGTCTGTGAGTCCGCATTGTGTCTTTACATAACTGCGTTGTAATAACTGTTTCGAGTTCTCGCCATAATTCGGCATGACTTAAATCAGAGTCCAACATTATTTGGACAATTTCTGCTTTATCTGAAGGTAAACTGTTGAGCCACTTTGAAAATTTACAGTGCTTTGGGGTAACAGGTCTGTCGTTTAGTCTAACTAAAAGTTTCTGGAAGTCTTCAATTGACGCTTCTTGTTCCATAATTAATGATTCCATCTCTACCTCTCCTGTAAGGATTTACTTGAGGAAATCTTACAGAAGGTAGCGATGAAACGCGAGAGAGACTCGCCGACTAATTATTTCTTAAATTCTCCGTAATTAGGGGAGTTGTCGCCCCAATTATAGAAGGAGCCAGCAGTCTGCTTAGACAAAGGAGTGGGAGTTCCGTAAGGGTCACTCTGATTTGCCCAAGCAGTACGTGCTTGTGCTGAAGACATGTTTGTAGAACCAAGTGGACGTGGCGAAGTAACACCACGATACGGTTGTATCGATTGTCCTTGATTTTGTGCTGACGAGAGATTGCCGTTCATTGCTTATCGCATTGAATCGGATGCGCCACCAGAAAATCCTTGACGAGCACCCATTGTTGAAGGAACAATACGAGCATTTGCCATTGTTGCACCTGCTGCTGGGTCAATTGTTGGCATCTTTGCAGTGATTGAGTGCTTTGCACTTAAGCGTTCTGCTGAACCTGCATCAACCTTAACTGGTGTACGACGTGGCTTTGCTCCCATAACAGCAGGGTCTGCTGACTGAGTGCCCTTCTTAGGCATTAGTGTTCCACGCATTTCGCCTACGGCGATGCGAGCACTGCCACCTGAAATCATTGCTTCAAGGTTGCTTGGAATCTCAACTGAAGTTTTCTTTCCTGCACCATCCATGTGATTTGATGCTGCTCCTGCACGACGACGCATAGCATGTCCTTGCTTTCTGTAATCTGACATTAGAACTCCTTTGTGCCCTAAAAGAAGGATACCTTCTTTTAACTGGCTTGAATGCTAAAAACGATGGCAGAGATTTCTCCATCGCGGGACTCAATGGTAGTAAATCCTGGTCGGCAAGTAAGGTCTAACCCTCTTGGGGCTACGTACCCACGTGCAATTGCCAGGGCTTTGACTGCTTGGTTGACGGCTCCTGCACCTACGGCACGGAGTTTAACCTGATGGTCTGCATAAAGAGCATGGGCAATAGCAGAAGCCACGGATTGTGGGTTGCTTCCTGCTGATACTCTTAGAAACGGTTCGTCTTTAGATACCGCGTTTTCTAGTTCGGTCACGATTTAGTATTCCTTTGCTACGTTTTGTATGCCATCCCTGCAACAAAGGTAGGTATAAATCAAGGCTTCGTCAGCCTAAACGTGGCTCATCTCTGTACTTTGGGTCAGACATTTGCTTGATTACCGCCTTTTCTACGGCATCTATACCCTTTCCAGCAATTAAACGGGCTAAGGCATAGGAGTCAGCAGCATTGTCATCCGAGAACTCAACTCCCCAACGCTTGTACATCTGGAGCAGCATCTCCTGTTTTTTGGCGTTGCCTTTACCTGCAGCAAACTTCTTTAAGGTCATTGGAGGAACTTGTAGTGGGTAATGGTTATGCAAACGAAGTTCTAACTTAACGGCTCCTGCTAACTCACCTAACTTTAATGCTGCGGGACTTTGCAGTACAGAGCCTTCCATTGCCACATCTAGGATTTTGCCACCACGAACTTCGTATTCGTAAATAACCTCACGCATAAACTCTTGTATGTCTAGCAATCGTTCAACGCCAAAATAAGGGGATTTATAAACCCAAGCGGTGTACTTAGACAAATCATCTGCCTGTACAGCAGCGATGGCAAACCCAGTTAATGATTGGTCAATACCTAAGTAAACTTCTTTACCAACCTCAAGTCCGCCATCAAATTGTTTTGTCATACGTTTTCTTGACTAAGAACTCTAACTGTTCAAGGTTTCCATCATTTACTAATATGTTGTCAAAGTTGTAGTCATCCATTTCCCATTCGGAAACATGTGCGTTTACGGCTTCAACTCCTGGTCTTTGAACTCTCCAGATATGTCCTCCGTGGTTCTGTATAACCTCTGCTTCATTTTGAAACCTTACATCTGTAATTACGTAATTGCTATCTTCACGCATTTTACTAAATGCAGCCATAATCCAAATGTCTTGATAAATGTGTACACGAGCAGAATATCCAAGGTGTTGAAGCATTTCACGAACTTCAGGGTTTTTCTTAGCAATGTCCCAACCGTACTCATCAACTAAATCAACCAAGGAGTTACCGTTAATTTTAGGGTCAATTGCGTAAAGAATTTTACGAATTGGGTCTGCAAAAGTAACCCGTTCAAACCCATACTCTTTGACAAGAACGTCTGCAACTGTGTCTTTGCCAGACTGTGCGTATCCTGATAGACCAATAATCATGATGAAAACTTATCCTTTCGGTTTGCACGGAAATCTGACGCTCTTCTTGTTAACTCACGGGAAACAAGAGCGGTGTCACGCTCTAAGTTGTAAAACATTGCTTCAATCATTTTTCGGTAAGCGTAGGCTTTGTCTAAATCTTCTGACAGTTTAAGAACTTTTGGGTCAATCGAAACCTCTGCTTTAATGGCAGTGATTCTTTCCCCAGTTGCTTTCTGTGTCATGCGAGTAACCATTAGTCGTGCCGAAGTTACTTCTAAGGCTCTATCTGAGGAACGTTCGTCTACCTGTGCTGCAGACAACTGAGTTGCAACGTAGTTTGACCAAGCAGTTAGGGTGCTAAACAACTCACTTAACTCTTCGCTATCTAGGGTCGTGAGTTCCTTTGGCATAACAGGGAACACGTCTTCTTTAGGTGGGTAAGTAAACCCCTGACCAAGCAGTGTATCTACCGCTTCTTGTGAGGCTGGTCCTAGTCTAAGCGTCATCGTTCTCTCCAAACTGTTCGCATGATTTGCAAGTAAACCCTGGCTTGTTCGTGCATTCTAATGGAGTGTTGTTCTCTACAGCGATTACAACTTCTTTTGCTTTGCGGAATTTATCCTCTACCAACTCAAAGTCAGCCTTGACTACAAACTCCTTGTAATCTTGGTCAGCCTTTAGTTCGTACAAAAAGACAATTTCGTTTACCTTATGCCCTGCTCGTTTCATTAATTCAAGGTAAATCTGTCCTTGCATAAGGTGAGTTCTAAAAGGACGACGGATACCTCGCCACGCTGTTTGAAGGTCTCCGTCTGCTTTTGCAATTAACTCAGGAGCCTCAAATCTTAAAGTTCCTGTACCAATTGACTTAATTTCAATAAGGCAATCATCACCAATATTCTTTATCCAACCATCGGCATGACCAGCAATTCTTAAATCAGTGTCAATTAAAGGTACTTCTTCGTAAGTTAAAAAATTAGGATAAGCGTTGCAACCAGGGCAAAGTTTAGGTGAAGTACCTATAAAAAGAGTTGTACAGACAGCACACGACCAAGTGCCATGAAGAGTACCCATCTCATTAAACCACTTTTGCCATTTAGCGTGGATAAAATGCCCTTCGTCAAAGATTGACTGCAACCGTAAATTAGGGTTCGTCTTCTTGACAGATACGCCCTTTAACGCAAAATAAGATGCTCGTAAACACCAATCAGCCTTTGCCATTTCTGACGGGTGTAGAACATCTGTTCGACGGTCCTCGGGTTTTTTTGCCATGAGGTGTCGCTCAATGTCACCAATCAGTCTTGGACTAGCCTTCTTTGCGTCTAAGAAACGCTTTAAGTCACTGCTCATCCCAATCGTCCAATCCCATAATGTATTGCTCTAATGTCATCTTCTTTTTGTAACTTTTCTTCCACTTTCGAATTAAAGCGTTACGTTCACGATGTGACATACCGCCCCAAATTCCATGTGGCTCTTCTCTTTCTACCGCATCCCACAGACAATTAAGTCTGACAGGACAAGGGTTCTTTCCGTTCTCGCCAAAACAATAAGATTTTGCTTCATCAGCAATTACTTTGTAAAGGTCTTTGTCACGTGGGGGGTAAAAGATGTCGGTGTCGGCAACGCCTTTGCACCGTGCTTTATACCTCCACGCATAAGTAGGTTCATCCATTCACGATTCCTGTTCATAAGTTCTCTCTCATTTCTAGGTAATCGTCTTCAAGGAGAACCACGTAGTTCTCCCCATCTAGATGTAAACCAAGTACGGGTATTCGGCTATCTAAGATTGCCTCTCTCACTATTTTCTTTAAGACCTCTGATTTAATGGTGACTTGCTTCTTGCCAGTCCACTTATGTTCAATCAGTAAATCCTTTGAACGTACGTCTCCCTTTCGCGACCAGAAGGCTCCAGAAGCAGCAGTACGAGAACCGTCAACCTTTTTGGCTATTCGTTCTTCGTGTTTGCGTGATTGCTTCTGTCCTTCTGATTTCATTTTGCTGGTGCTTCAAACATGTGATTCTTGGTCTCACCAAGAACAGCGATGGTTGATGCAACGGTCTCAGTTATATCCATAACAATGACCATTAAATCTTCGGGGTGACCACTCTCGTGGATGTTGCGACCTGTAAACATCGAGTCTTTACTACGCACAACTTTGTTTACAATTTCTAGGAACTGGTCCATAGAAAGAAACCAATTTGGTCCTTCACCCAAGGTCAATCACCTTCTTTCGTAACTCTTCCATGAGGTCGATTTCCTCACGGATGCTTGCAATAACAGATTCTGTGCCCTGCCATTTACGCTCACCATAGTAGTACCAACCACCCTTGCGTTCAATGATGCCATGCAGAACTGACATGGCTGCAATTTCTTTGGCAAAGTCGTACTCGCCTGGTTCACAAGAACCGCCCTTATCAAAGTAAAAGTCAAAGAAAGCCACTCTTTGTGGGGGTGCGGTCTTGTTCTTTAGGGTACGAATCTTGATGGTCTGCCCAACACGTTTCTTGTCGTTGCCAGTTCCAGCCTCAATCCATTCGTCACGACGAACTTCAGAACGAGTAAAGAATGCGTAGTTCTTTCCCTCTCCTCCAGGAGTAGTGCGTGGGTCTCCGTGCATTACGCCAATTTTCATACGGTATTGGTTGATGACCAGTCCTAGTACAGGACGTTCATCTTCTACCAAACTTCTTTTGATTGCTGAACCCACCACTCTAAAGAACTTGTTGGTCAACAATGCTCCACGTCCAACTGTCATCTCATCCATGTTCTTCTCCATTTCAGGAGATGGAGACAGGGCTGGCAATGAGTCAATAACGATTGCGTCAACAGCCTTAGACTCAGCAAATGCAATTACTGCATCGTAGGCTTCTTCCATAATGTTGGTTTCAATAACGATTACACGCTTAGTGTCTACTCCACACATTTGAGCGTATTCAGGAACCCACTGCTCTGCAGCAACCCACACGGTTGTGTGGTCTGGGTTTAACTTTTGATTGGCAGCAATTGTTTTTAGAGCGACAGCGGTTTTGCCGTGAGAAGATTCGCCAATCAACTCATTCCATTGGTTTCCTGGAAAACCTCCACCTAACACAAAGTCAAAAGTTGTTGACCCTGAAGTAATTCTAGGTATCAAATCCTCACGGATGTCAGATGCAACAACAACAACGTTATCTCCAAACCTCTTGTTTAATAGTGCAGCGACTTTTTTTGCTTCGTCGTTAATCATCCTTGTTCTCCTTTGTTGCAACTAATAAATCATTTACTGTTAGTAAATACCCTTTACTCATGTTCGGCGGTATGTCACAAGAGATAGGTCTACCAAACGACTCTACAGCGTATCTGAGTATAGAGGTAGGCACTGACACCATTGTTTTTTGCAAAACAAATACCCAATAGTCTGCTTTTGTAACTGATAACCCTGAAGGCTCCCAGCATTTACAAGATAAGTGGTAGCACTCTGTTTCAATGTACAAGTTATTTGTACGTACCCATTGACGGTCTGTCTTTACCTCAACGGTTTTACCTGAAGTATGAAGTTCTTTAACAAGAGCCTCTCCTTCTTGACCAAATTTTAAATCTAAATCAAAGTCAGAAAGTTTGCTCATCCGTCAACACGACCAATAATGTTTTGTGGATTCCAATTATTTTGACTGTCATTTCCTAAAGAAGATTTAACGGCTCCTTCAACTTGGGCTCCTGTCAAACTTCCGTACCTGCTACCTGATTGGGATAATGGGTAACCACAGTCGTAACAACGAGGGGCTGCGTTTTGAATCGCCATGTAGTTGTTGCTGTAGCACTCAGGGCAAGACTGAGTTTGTTTTGCGCTTTGGGCTTTGCTCTCAGGGGCTAAGGGTTGAGGAGGCGTGTAACGTGTCATGGGCTGTTGTGAGGGGGGCATTGGAGGGGAGACATCTCGACGTGGTTGTGGAGCGTTATTCTGTAACTTCTTTGCCCACCAGTCAGCATTGGTCATTTTGTACTCCTTGGTTTCCGTGGTCCTACAGTTAACAATCCTATATCAACCATCTGAGCAATGCACCCAACGACAGCAGCAATTGTTATGTCTTGGTTTCGGGATTGGTACAGTTCCCAAAACTCGTCTGGAACGTCTACCTCTGTACGCATTGCTTTGGCTTTTTCTAACTCTGCCATGGCTTTTGATATTGAATAGGTTTGAGTCAAAATAAGTGGAATTAAGTGCTCAATCTTCTGCACACGCTTATCGCTATCCTGTTGTTCCATCTCGGCAACTTCATCGCTTACTGCGGTAGTGCCAGCAATAACGCTTAACGAGAAAGCGTCTTGAAGTTGAGAATCAAGGAATAACCCTCGAACTCTGTACATAACTTCTGCAGCAAACCTATCCCCATCAAACTCAAACTTCTTTTTACGTTTAAACCAACTCATTTTGCTTCTCCCCATTTCTGGACAATGTGTGTATCAGCAATCAACGGGACAAGCATGTCTGGAAGTTTTACGCCTTCCATAGATTCTCTAATTGCTGCAGCCGTTTCTTCGGCTAAGTGGTCTGGTGCAATTGTCACCAGTTCGTCGTGTACAGTCAATAGCACATTGACGGTTGGCTCATTTACGAAACAAGAATGTGCTCGTACCATTGCAAGTTTGATGAGGTCAGCAGCCGAGCCTTGAATTACTGTGTTAAAGGCTTGGCGTTCTGCACGGGACTTTGGACCCATGTCAGGACTGTTCAATTCAGGAATGTATCTACGTCTGCCTAAAACTGTAGAAACGTAAGGCAAAGGACGTTGTTGTCGTGCAATTCGAATAACGCGGTTTCTGTAATGATTAATAGAAGCAAACCTATCGTTAAACAAATCCATAAGTTGATGGGCTTCTTTAACGCTACACCCAATCTGGTCAGCAATCTTTTCTGGACCAATCCCGTACGCAATAGCAAGCACAAGAACTTTTCCAGCACGACGGTCAACACCCATACGACCACCGATTGTCGTGTAGATGTCTCCACCTTCTATGTAGTTCTTAATGAATGCGGGGTCTTGCGAAAATGAAGCAATGATTCTTGGTTCAATCTGTGAGTAGTCAGCAACAATCAACTTATGCCCTGGAGGAGCAATAAACAGGTTACGGATTAACTTTCCGTACTCACCTTGAGATGGAATGTTTTGAAGGTTTGGCTCACTACTAGAGAAACGACCAGTCTCTGCTCCATAAGACTTAAAGTTAGTATGGACTTTGCCACTAACTAAAAGACTCTGACGATTAACCATCTTTGATTTACCGCCAGTAGTGCGTGTTACTTCACCACCTGCGTAAGGAGTTACATAAGTAGTCATCAACTTATTTAAATCTTGATACCTCATTATTGCTCCAACTAAAGGGTCTTTCTCACGGTAGTACTCAAGGGCTTCAGAACTTACAGAGTAATGTTTAATCTGAACCTCTTCGCCATTTCTCATTGCCTCTAATCCTTTAGGGGTCAACGCAATTTTAATAGTCTTGTTTGGGCGAATACCTCTTCCACCTTCAGACTTGGGGGTAAACAAAATATTCTGTTTTTCTGGAATTGAGTTCATGTGAAACTCGCGTCCTGCAAGTTTGTAAGCCTCGCCAGTTACCTCAACAATGTCTTTTTCAATCTTAGTTTTTAAACGGGCTAACTCTTCAGTATCAATAAATGCTCCAGTAAGTTCCATGTCTGCTAAGACAAGAAGCAAGTCCATCTCTAATCGCCATACAGTTGTCATCCCACGTTCTTTTAATCGAACGTTGTAAATTTTGTATAACTCCCACGTTGATTCAGCATCAATACCTGCATACTTTGCAACATCACTAAATGCGTGTTTCTCTACAGCGTGACCAATTCCTTTGACAACAACTTTTCCTAGTTCACGCTTTGCACAGTCGTCAAGACCAAGCATGTTCTTTGTGCGATTATCAAGAATGAATGCTGCAACTAACGTATCAAAGTATGGTTTGGTGGGTACGACTCCGCGATAGTACTTAGCAACTGCTTTGAGGTCGAACTTAAGGTTGTGTCCAACTTTGGTTTGGTTACTAAACAATAGAGGCTTGAGTGCTTTAAACACATCCCCTGGGAGGAGTTGGTCGGGAGCAGTATCGAAAACTGGTGTCCAACTATCTTCGCGTTTTGAGTAATCCTGTTCACGGATTTCCTTGCCTTCCTCTAATCTTTTTTGACCTGATGCAAGTAAGGGTTTTTCCCAACTAAGAAACTCTCCGTTTGGGTGACCCATAGGAATTACGTCGACACGTCCTTCTGTTGCAAACGCAATCCACGTAACTTTGTTCAAGATGGGGTGTACTCGTGCAAAATCGTCATCGCCTACAGTTTCAACGTCAAAGGCAAATGCTGGTTGCTTCAGGTAGTACTCAACCATCTCTGATAAACCAAGAGAAGTAGTAATGATATTCATGATGCTCCTTTTAAAAGTGTGGGGGGCTTGGAAACCAACTACGAAAAACCAAGCCCCCCACTTGTACTGGGACGATTACTTTGACGGACTAAGCAATCGAACGAGCAATCTCCAGCAATTCGGGACGAGGTGTATCCCAAATTACATCGGGCGTGAAGGGGGTTGCCGTTGCTACGAGTCCCTCGACCTGAGCAGGGTCAAGGTCCCAATCTTCTGCCAAGTCAGTCGGACGAACACGCTCTAGTGAGTATGTTGTCTGAGGTCCTGTACCCATGCGTGCAATTGAATAATAAAACTTATTCAATGGTCCACGCTTAGTGTCCTCATGTGCTGCCTTGATTTGACGGAACAAAGTAGGTGGTGCAGTAAGAATCATCGTTTTGGTTTCTTCTCCACTCAAGACAAGAACTGTAAACGCAAACTTACCTCGTGGCTTATCTCCAAGGATGTCGCATAGTGGGCAACCATCCTCATCAGAATCTGCGATGCAAACGAATGAACGCTTTCCTGATGAGCGGTCAATCCAATGTTGCTCATAGGCACGGAATGGTCCGTCACCAATGAACTTAATTAGTTGAGACTCTTCAGAGAACTTAAAGTCGTTTGGGTATTCGCCATCTTTAGCAGTTGACTTTAGGATTTTTGAGGCTGCATCCCATCCAGATTGAACGGTTGTGCCTACTTTAGGTGTTGCATTTTCGTCGTCTGCATCCAAATATGAATCTGCATTGACGTTAGGTGCTGAGATTGACATGTTTCTTCTTTCGGTAGTGAGGCTTTCGCACTCGGTTGGTAGTGAGGTCTATTGACTCTCGTTAGCAACGGACTCTTTCCAACGCGAAACAATCGCGTCGGTTAAGTCTGTGTGCTGAGACCATTCTACACGAGCAGTTCCCAAAAGACCTCTTTTTGAGAACTCTTCAATAGCAATTTCTATTAGTACTCTTGTGTAGACGCGGTTTCCACTTACCTTCTGACCATTTAAGGTCTTGGAACGTAAACGGTAGGGGGCTCTTGGTAGATACCCCTTCTTTTCCCACGAACGGATACTGATGATGCTCTTTTCAAGAGCCTTCGCCATTGCACCAATCGTGAAAACTTCTGTTTCTTTTCCTCCAAGGGTTTTAACAATTGGGTTAATGTCCCAATCGTCATCTGCAATTGCACGCCGTTTTTTTGCGGTAGGAGAGTCTGTTCTTCTCTTTTGCTTTGACCCTGGTTTGTACTCAAGGTCAGCAAATGATTTTAGAACCTCATCTTCTCCGCGTAATCCTGGCATTTATTCAGTCGCAATTGCAATCGCTTGCTTTAGTGCTTTAGCCCAAATCTCATACTCAACTGCTTTATTTGTATCGCCTTTTTTCAAAGCATTGATAATGAGTTCAAGGTGAGCAACATACTCATCTTTTAAGTCAGCAACAATTTTGTTACGAACGTTTGAGCCTGTTGGAAATGAAGCAACCTTTGGTTCTTCAGTAGAAGCGACGACTTTTGGCTTTGGGTTTTGAGCCCACTGCTTGTTGTGTTCTAAAGATGCCATGATTACTTCTTACTCAATGTTAGTGCCCAAACAATTTTTGCTGGGAACATCTCATCGACTTCTTCTTCAGTTAATGTGCCGTCATAAAGAGCAGCCATTAGTTCGTCTTCATCAACAACTTCAACAGTTTTGATAAGACGGTCTCTTAAACCTTTTTCTTCAATGAGAGTCATTGCAACGCCCTCATCAATTTTGCGTGATACACGCTTTTGCTTTTGAAGGCTAAGGTAATCATCAATTGCTTCTGGAAGTTCTAACCAGATGTTTCCCTTGTCGTCTTCAAAACCACCTTCATCAATTTGTAGGAAGAGTGCAGCCTTTAGTTCTTTCTGCCTTTCTTCATACTGGTCAATGTTTTTCTTTACAGCAATGTATTCCTTTGCTTGTGATATTAAGTCGTCACCAGTGAAGTCACGTGGTGCATCGGCTGCTCGTGCCATATTGCCTCCTAGATTTGGTTCTTAATTAAGAAGTTTAGGAGGCTACCGACTGTTAAGTCAACGCCCCCACGTTCATTGATTCCTGCGCCGTCAATGACAGCATCAGCAACTGCGTTCTTTTGGTTTAACATTTCAAACTGTCGTTCTTCGATTGAGTTCAAAACAATGAAGTCTTGGATAACCACGGACTTCCATGTACTTGATGCTCGTCGAATTCTAGAGTTACGTTGAACTGCTGTGCCTGAAGACCACGGTAAATCGTAGTTTACCAGTAGGTTGGCTTGGGGTAGGTCCACGCCATACCCGCCAGCATCAGAGGAAATTAAAACACGAACTTCTAAAGAAGTTTGGAATTCTAGTTTGGCAACTTCTTTTTCCTTAGAGTTCATTTCCCCTGAATAAATGCGAGACTCAATCTTCTTTAAGGCTAACCTCTCCTGCAACAAAGGCAGCATCCCCAGGTATGAAGCAAAGATAACAACTTTAGAGTTCTCGTCTGTCTCTATGTGTTCTGACACATAATTGACTACAGCATCCAATTTGGCGTGGTTTTTAGAAATGCTGTCTAAATGACCCCCTGTGGATAACCCGTAGACATAGGCACTTCCGTGCTGTCCTTCGGAGTCTTTGAATCTAGTTGAACTTTCAACTAAAAGGTTTGGGTGGTCGCAAAGCATTCGTAAAGAAGTTATCTTGGACATGATGGAACCACGCAGTGCATCTGCTGGGCTTCCTGGCTGATAGCCCTGTCCGTAGTGTGCTTCTATTGAAAATCCACCGCCAAATAATTCTTGGGCTTCCTGTAACTCATTAGACAAGTCCATTGCAATCTTCTCGTAAATATCCCGCGATTTGCTATCCATCTTGACTCGTACAGGGTCTAAGTGAATCGTTTCTGGCAGATACGGGGCAACATCTGGGTCAGACTGTGCTTTTCGAACCGAGGCTTCCTTCATCTTCTCATGCAGAAGAGGTAGGTTGCGATAACGCTGAACTCCGCCAAAATTGTTTCTTACAATAAAGGTTTTGTCGAATAAGTCAAAACGACCAAGGAGACCAGGTTCTACAAACTGCATAATGCTGTACAACTCTTCAGGCTTACCGTTTTGAATAGGTGTGCCTGTCAAAGCAAAACGTACAGGTATTGCACCAGCAAGTTCTTTTACCTTCTTTGTTCTTTTAGAACGAAATCCTTTGATGGCTGTGGCTTCATCGCACACTATTGCTCCAAAGTCTATATGCTTTAGAAGTTCCCAATCATTGACGATGGACTCATAGTTTGTAATAACGTAGTTCTGGTATTCAGCATCTGCGTATTGAAGTGTTCGTGCTGCTTTAGAGCCATCAATAACAATCGAAGTTGCGTCAGAAAACTTCGCTATCTCACTTGCCCATTGATATTTAAGACTTGCTAAAGCAATTACCAACACAGGCTTCTGACCTCGTATTTGCTCCATTGCAGCAATAGTCATACAAGTCTTACCAAGCCCCATCTCATAAGCAACAAGCATCTTCTTGCGATTAGCCATACGTTCTACGGCTTCAACTTGATAAGGCTTAAGAGTCCCCTTAAACAAGGTACGCCCTCTCACCAAAAATCATGTCACGTGCATTTGCAATCCCAAATCTAATGTCCTCTTCCAGCATATCGCCTGGGTCTTTTGCATCAATTCCGTTGTAGTTAAAGAAGTTAACCTCCATACCATACTTCTTTGCAGAAACTAAAAAGTTTTCACATGCTTTACGACCAGCATCGTCAATGCGAGGGTTATCAAAGGCTGCAACTATTCGGACACTTCTACCCAACAGTTTTCGTTGGGTGTCACTGACTAATGCTCCAAAAGTAGCAACAGCACCGTGTACGCCAATACTTTCTAACCTCACCACATCTAGGGGAGATTCAACAACAACTATTTGCTCGCTGCTCATGTGCTTGTAGCCAAAGAGCGTGTGAGACTTCTTTATGCCTGTAGGACGGTTTTTAAAGTCCCGCTTACCTTCTGCTTTTTCTTGCCAACCCATTAGTTCATCAGTGTAGGGGTCACGAATGACGATAATCCATTTATCTTTATCCCAAAGCACTTCGTACTTCTTACATGCTTCTGCAGTTAATTTTCGTTTTTCTAATGCCCATGCTGGTGGCTCTGTAAAGAGGGCAAGACGTGCTTCAGACATTGGAATCGGTTTCGGTAAAGAAACATACGCTGGCATGTTCTTTAAACGATTGCCCAATTCTTCGACGGACACTTCCTGCATGTTAGCAAGCCATTGTTTGACCTGCTCATAGTCGACTACGCCGTCCTCTTCAAAGAATCCCTGAACGTGTCCAACTAAGGTAAATACGCTTCCCTTCCAACCACAAGAGAAACAAAGGTTTGCTCCTGTTTCTTGGTTTATCCAAAAGGATGGGTTGCGGTCTTCTTTACCAAGGTTCTGCACGTGTAAAGGACAATGGCAAAGAATTTCATCTCCACGTTCACGGATAGTCTCAATGCTGAGATTATCTAGAACCTCTTTGATGTTAATACTCACGGCATAATTCCACGTTTACAAATAGCACAACTAGCCATCTTGGTTTCTTCGTGGAAGCAACCTGTTTCCCAATTCCAAGTCAATACGACTTCTCGTGTAGGACAGTTACGGCTGGCTACAATCTTTAGATTACGCAGGTCGTCGTAGTCAGGTACTGGTTCAAGACCAAGGATTACATCTGAATCTTGGAAGAAGGAAGATGAGTAACCGATAGAGTCTGCGGAAACTTTTCCACCCTTCATCTTCCATAACAGAGTCTGTGTAGTTACAACTACAGGTATGTCGTGGCGTTGAGCAAGGCGTTTTAAAGCACGAGTAATGTTAGTAATAGATTGAGGTGTGTTCATCTCGCCAGTCGTTTCATCCATCATGAGATAAACACCATCAACAAATACAATGCTTGGCTTTAATTTAGTGATGGTGGCTGACAGTGAGGCAACTGTAAGTCCGTTAACTGCATCAACTAAATGAAATGAGTTTGCCATGCCGTCCATTGCTTTAAGCATGTCGATGTATCGCTGCTCTTCATCTGCAAAGAGTTTTCCTCGACGTAAACGACCATGTGAAACTTGTGCACGAATTCCATCGTGACGTTGTTGTTGCTCACGGTTTGTCATTTCAAAAGACTGGAACATTGGAACCCCACCATTGGTGTGAACATGGATTGCCATGGCGAGGGCTATTTGTGACTTACCTGTTTTAGGAGGAGCAATTACCGTTACTAACTGTCCTCCCTGTAATCCCGCAGTTGCTTCATCGATAACATCAAAGCCTGTGGGAATTCCTAGCATGGTGTGATTTGCTAAATCTTGATACTCAGCAAAACGACCTTCTGCATCCTTCGTTAAATCAAGTTCGTTAGTTCCTTGAACACCAGAAGCATTAACACGAGTGAGTGTTGCTTCCATAGCAACTAAAGCACCTTCGTGGTCGTTGCTGGTTAGTTTGTCTACAGATTGCTCTAAACCTTGACGAACTATAAGTCGTCTGCGGAATGCAACTGCTTGGTCAACAAGAAACTCTAATGAGTCTTGTACATCTAAAATTTTGTAGGTGGGGTAATGGTCTTTAACAGTTACTGCAGTAGGCACTTCTGAGTATTCGGTGTAATGGCGTATGACAAACTTCCACACATCAACGTTGTCTTCATCAAGAAACCAATCGGCTTTTACGCCACGTTGTATTACTGGAAGTATGTCTCTGTCGCGAATTACTTTTGAAACTAATCTGTGCTCGTTATCTGCTGCCACGTTATGCCCCTCTTACAAGTTATCTAGTTCTACGCCTTTCGAGCCATACATTGCAACACGACTCTGTACATCAATTACTCCACGCAGATTGACTCGGTACGGCAAGTCATCTACAAGTTCTTGGGTGGAAGTGTATACCTGAGCAAAATTAAATGGATTTCCGCCACGCCTGTCAAGAATGTCCATAACCTTATCAAGCAATTGCTGGTCCCACCCGTCTGATTCAATTCCAGCAAGTTCGACAGATAATCCATAACGATTTGTTAAGGTCCACAATTTTGCAATCTCTAACTTCTTTAAGTCGCCAATACTAAAAGAAGTTGTTGTACGTAATAATTTACGTGTTGTTTCTTCTTTACGATTTGCAACTACATCCGCAAGAACAATAATGCGGGCAGGGGTTTCGTTAGAGATGTCGCCGTTTCTCACAGCACCTCAACTCGTGCATATTTAAGAACAAATGCTCGGAATGCTTCTGCGGTTTCACTTGCTTGTTCAGCAAGTTCTTCTGGGATGTTATCTGGAACCAGAATCGCGTAGTGTCCGTCGTTCTCTTCCATACGGACTTTAATAAAGTCTGTATGTTTGCAAGAGTTGCGTACTTTGTATGTAGAGCAAGAACAGCGTGGCTTTGGGTCGTCAGGACTTAGTTGCACTTCATACACACCTGTGGGTGAGATGAACAGTTGCACTGTACGCCACGAATCCAATTTTGAGCCTTTCTTCATGCTCTAATCCTCCGTAAGTCTTGGTTAACTAATTTCACTCGGATGAATGCTTCGTTACCAAAACTTTCCATTGCTTTGCTGTACTGGGTTCCCCAGTTTTCCAGCAGAACGTTGGTGGTAACTATTGTAGGAAGTGCACGGTCATATCGACTGCGTAAAATCTCATCAAAAGATGTATCGTCGTATTTGCTTCCGTACTCTTTGCCCAGGTCGTCAAGGATTAAAAGACGGACATTTAACCAATCTTCTTTAGCCCTTCCGTGTAATCCCTCGATAATGCGGTTTAATTCACGCTTTTCATCAGGGTCTGCATCAAAGGTTGATTTCTTCAACGACATAAACTCTGGGTATGTTAAGTAATAGATAGGACGCGAGAGCATTCCGTAGTCATCTGTCTTGCTGTACTTAAGTATTTTTCTGGCTTCAATATCATCTGTTGGCAAGCGACGGACGAACTCCATAGCAGACGTAACCGCCATAGTTGTCTTGCCAAGACCTGGCCCGCCATCAAGCAGGAGACCGACACCTGTCAGTCCGAGACCACCCACCTGCTTGATGACGGTTCCAGCGAGCATCTCATCTAGCCATTCCCCAATGGCAGACGGGACCTCCGCGTTTAAGTCTGTTGGTTCAATACCTAAAAATCGCATGGGGATATTGGAATTACGCATTAACCAATGGCGGTGTAAAGACGGAAGTTGCTCAACCTTATACGTCAACTGTTACTCCCTTGTCGTCTGTGTACTTGCCTTTGCCGTTTGATGTAATACCTGTTTCCTGAAATGTTAGTACAAAGTACTTTTCTCCTGGAAACAAAATACTTGTAACAATGTCAATAATCTTTGCTTTCCATGCTGGCATCTCAACAATAGCAAGTACTGGAAGTGTTGGCTTTTTCTTAGGCATCTAGTTGTCACCCATAAATAATTCGTAGATAAGCCAACCGATTGGGATGCCAATTAAAATTCCAAGAATAAGTGTGAGGTTCATTGTCCGCCCCAACCTCCTCCCTTGAATTGAACTGCAGGTGGTGTAAATACTTTGCTCATAGGATTGCCACAACGGTCGCAAGAAGGACGCTCTGTTGAATCAAAAGACAAGTGCATCTCTACAACGCTTCCTTCGCAGGTGTCGCATTTGAAGTCATACTTAGGCATTGAGTTTCCTTTCATATCGCTCCAACGCATTGCGCCCTAGCAGGGTGTTGTGGAATGCCGTACCGTCGGAAGCATAAAGCATGTCCTCACTTTCAACGACTGGTTCTTGGCTCATGTCGCCAAGACGATTAAGACCTAGGTTCTCCCGAGCCTTATTCATGTGAGTTCTAAACATTGCCAAATAAACTTTATACAAGTGTGGTGCTTCATTGCCAACGTTCTTAAAGTTGCTCTCATCTGCCATAAACATCTTTAACAACTCTAGTTCGACCAGGGCTGTCGTTTGGTGCGTCTTTCGCATCTTGGCTAATGCACCCGACAAGTTGTAGACGTTGACCGTTCCTGGCAACCATGGGAAGCGTCGCCCGACCAGAAAGGAAAACTCTGCAGCCACATCGCGGACTGTCCAATGCTCTTGTGGTCTTTTGCCTCGTGTCTTTGGATTGTTGCGGGGCACGGACTCGGCGGTTTCCTCGGTGTCCAACTTGCCGATTCCACCGATTGACTCGTCGGACTCTTGTTCATCTCGCCATTTACGATTCATTGTTTCCTCATCGATTTTGAGTATTTTTATATTTTCATAACTTATTAACTTATTAGTATTAGGTACTAATGGCTTATGACTTATTGACTTAAGCACATAGCCATCTGTACCAGTTGTTGTTCGCCTCTGTGGAGGCGGTGGTGTACCTTGCCATAGACTCTGTAGAGGCGATGGTGAAAGGGTGTAGCGACTTGTTGTGTACTTGCCAAGGTTTCTTTTTCGCCGTTGCGCTACGAGATAACCGTGCCCCTCTAAAGCCTTGAGAGAGGCTCTGACATGAGAATCGCTCTTGGTTGAGGTAAGTTCCCCAAGGTGGGCGACCGAGGTCTCCACGACCCCTTTGGAGTCGGCTAAGGAGTTGATGATTACAAGTAGTCGGAATTGGTGGTGGGTTAGTTCTTGACTCATTCAGGCTTGCGGTATTTAAACCGACCCTCCCCGTTGATGTTGTCCATAACCATTTTGTAGACAACTGCAGTCAGGGAGTCAACGAAATCTTCAATGACGTGGCTCAAATGTTCTTCAAGGGCTTCTGTCTCAACGTCGATGATGGATAGCCCATCTGCAATATCCCAGAGTTCTGTTCTACCTCCGCCAAGATGTAAGACGGCTTCAAAGGCTTCCTCTGAGTCATCCCACGCAATTGCTACTACGTCATCGTCTTGAAGGTCGTTCATTAAGGAATCAGTTTGACCTCCCTGGCGGACGGGAATACCGCGTTCTGAAGCGGTCATCATAATCTGGTCGTAGGTTTCATTTGGCTCTGCATCTGGCAAAAGAATTTCTGTGAAAGGCTTTTTGTCTAAGAGCGTTCGCAAACCCATAGTTACATCAATGTCATCTGCTGAGCCGATAATTAGTAGTCGCATTAAAATCTCCTTGGGGCTTGGATTATTGCTGGGCGGTCAAGGAGCATTGTAATGCCTAGTGCTACAAATGTAGATGCGGGGGCAAGCACCAAGAAATCAAGTGGCAAGTAACCCATGATGTACAGGATGCCTACAGAAAAGGGCAACCCAATAATTCCCTTGAGTTTTCTAAGGTCGATGAAGGTGTCGATAAGTCCTACGAAGTATGAAACTCCTAGGGCTGTGATGAGGATGTCGATTAGTGTGGTCATGGGAGGAGAGTACTACTTTCCCCGCCAAAACTAAATCACTGTGTCGCTTGTGCCTTCTAAACCCTTAAATGAGCGGATTCTGTACGGGGCGTTGTAAGGAACCCAGTCTTTAAGTGTCAGAATAATGCGAGGCATCTTAGACAAACGGTTTACGTAATAATACGAGTAGGAGGCATGGGCTGTTCCTGACCAGAAAACACCTACGTCTTGAGGTAGTGAGCCATCAAAGTAATCAGTTGGAGTAAAGGATTGTTCAACCTGTACTGCATCTATAAAGACGTTTTGTCCAGTAAGAGTGCCTGTTAACCCTACGCTCAATGTGATGTTGCCACTGACAGAGAGACCTTCAGGTACAAAGAGTGACACATAGTACCTTTTCCACACTGTTGTTAATGCAGCAACTGTTGTTGCTGTAACTGAACCTGGACCATTGTCATCTACTGCTGTGATGTTTACATTGACCGATGCTGCTGCAGATGCTTTTAAGTAGCAAGAAAATGTGTATGACTGTCCCTCTGTAAGTTTGTATGTGGTTGGGACTTTGTTTGCGTTTGCGGAAACAGCCAAACTATTCTGCCCAGATAACCTCATTGAATAGGCTCCTGGCAAACCTGCTGGTACATCCGCTACTCGTGTTTTTGATGAGTTTGTTGTCCAGTTATCGGTGTTTGTTTCAAAAGAAGGATTAGCAATAATGTTTACTTTTCTTGGTTCAAGAAATACGTCAAATGCTCTAGCCTCATCAAATGTAGAGACCTTTGCTGCTTCGCCAAATTGAACCATGTCAATGTTATAAGAATTTTGATTGCGGAAAATTATTCGAAGACCTGCGTATACCGCTGTTGCAGGAGAGGTAGCGGTCTGCTCAATTCTTTGATACACGCCCGTAGTTCCGTACACAGTGCCTTCAACAGCACCGCCAATCTGTGCTCCTAAGTAATCAAACCAAAAAATTTGAGCAACAAGACTTCCATTTGAGTCTGAAGCAGCGTGATAGGTAAACTTATATGAGGTGCTTGCATTAACAGGTATACCGTTTTTTACAGGGTTATCGCGTCCAAGAGACATTGATGAGGTATTAGACACGGAACCTGTAGCAGCCACTTGTGTGACATTTACATCAGTATTTGCATAAGTAAATGTTGTTGGGGTAGGGACAGAGACAACGCTGACATTGCCGTTAAATGAAGAATCCACACCTGTTACAGCAACAGAATCACCTGCAATTAATCCGTGAGCAGCACCTGTAGTTAATGTAGCAACGTTGTTTAAGCGCGATTTAAAAGTAACAACTGATACAGCAGTAACCATGCGACCTGACCACACAGTATCAATTGCATTTGTACCCGTTGGTCCAGGCTTATTGCTAACGGCAGTTAAAGTTCCGTAAGTACGTGTCCAACGACCAATTGATTTAGTGAATGAAGAGTCTTGGGTATCTAGCATAAGGTTTGGAGATATGGTGACTGTTGGGTTATAGCCACTCAATGCTTCGATGTAATTTTGGATACCAGTTAGAGTTCCTTTAGTTTGGTACAGGTAAATTGCTTCACGTATTAACTTCTTTTGATTACGATATGGAATACCACGCTCTGGGGTTAGCCCCAAACTATTTTCTAATGCGGGCAAAAGTGTAGGGGGAGTTTTACGACGACCGTAGGAAGGCTTTACTAATTCCGCATACGTTAATGTTTGGTCAAATGTAAACGAGAATCCTTGAAGAAAGTTATATATAAAACTATTAGGGTTTGGAATCCCTGTTGGGCTTTGTTCTAGACTTGTGTATACCTTTGGCAAAATTTCAAATAAAGTTTTTTGACTTCCGCGATTTTCTGGCATTAAAGCAGATGCGTAACCAGCAGGAATCCAAACGCTGTTGTTTGTAAAAAGCCAAATGGTGTAATAAATAAACTGACCTGGAGTTACAGGAAGGTCGTTTGAGGTTATACCATCAGTAAAGTTATCTTCTCCGTCTACAAAACTATTGCGACTTACTAAACCGCTTAAAGAAGTTGTAGAGGCTTGTTCCCACAGAATTACGCCATCTTCTTCTGTTTCAGGAAAATTATCGTTGTTTCTAACAAGACGAATTTTTGTAAAATTTCCCGAAGGCGAGTTCCAATAAACAGATAGTTTCCCGTAGTCAATGGCAGAAGCCTCCATCGGCTCTGCATTGTAAATAAGGCGAGGAGGGTTTCCATAAACCGCACCACGATAGACAGCACTTAAATACTTTGCCATCTAGACACCTACACAGTTAATTGAATAGCGTAATAAGTAATCTTGAGAGGAAAACCTGTGCCTGAGTTACTGTTTTGAACGGGGACGTTCATATCTACTTCATAACCAAAAGAAGTTGTACTGCGACTCTTGACTGTTACAAACCCATTTACACCTGTAGTTGGAAAGTTAACCGTAGCAATAACAAAAGGAATTTGGGTAAAACGTCCTAAATCAAAGTTCTTAGTTCCGATAATAAGTGAGTCACCATTAGCAGAGGTAACTAAATTAACAGTTCCTACTTCAAAGGCTGTAGGTACTTGAGCAGGACGAACAATCGGAGCGTTAAAGGTGTTAGTTCCTGTAAATGTATTGCTGGCTCCTTTGTTCGCAAAGGCAGTTAAGTCAGGGTAAGCAATTGCTAGTGCTTCCCACTCAGTGCCACTCCATACTCGGACTTCTCTGTAATTAGGCATAGTTACTCACTAACTGGTGGTGTGAAGTTTGTGCCGTCCCATTTCCAACCAAGTTGCGGGTTGTTTTCAGCACCACGGGTAAACTCTACAACTGTTGGGTTGCTGAGAAATACAGCAGCGTGACGCTCATCTGTGCCCATAACTATTACAACTTCGTCATCTAGGATGAAGGCGAGGTTCTTTGTTACGTCTGGATTGCTAGGTGTGATTTTTCTGGTGATTTGTTCAGTCATTTGATTCTCCTTCGGTAGATACTGTAACAGAACCCCATTTACCTATGGGGCATGAAGCATGAGGCAATTCAGCCTTTTTAGTCATAAAGCAACCGCATTTCTTGCAAGTCTTAGTGGCTTGAATAAGGAATGGGCAATTTAAACAGTGGTTGGTGTATCTATACTCGTAAGTCTCGGCATCTACCCTTCCAATTTTTGGGTTAACTAAATCCCAAGGACGAACAGAGTCACCAGCCTGTTTTTCTTTCCAAATATCCCAAGGTCTTTTTTCCATATTATTGTCCTAACGCTTTTACTTTTATCGAACCTATTGTACGAGCATCTTCAAAATTACTTGCACGTGACATTACCCCATATCCCGTACCCGCTGAAGTAAAGGTGTTTGTAGTAAATGTGCCTATAGCATTTGTGTATAGGCTGTCAGTATACGCCGTTGCAGTCAAAGTGTTGAGGTTTCCTACAACCTTTACGGCACTCCATCGAGAAGGGACTTCAACAGAACTTACAACAGAAAAAACACCGTCAACCATTTTAACTACCTGTAAATAGTAGAAATTTGTGTAGTTAATTCCTGTGGCTGATTGAACGCATCTTTCATAAGTGCCAGCAAAGCAACAAGCGTACAAAGGAACATTAGTAAATCCATCGGGACCACACTCCTGGTAACTTCCCACTACACCGTATGCCTCACCACCTGGGCAGTACTCAAACTCTACGATTCGTTCCTCAAAGATGGGCTCACAGACTGGTTCTTGCTTGACATAACCACAGACGCGTTTAGTGGTACAGACAATATCTCTGTCAATACATTGTCCACGTGAGCCATATTTAACACATTTGTTTACGCAAGTCTCTACGTCTTCGCACTCTAAGACGTACCCGCCTCCAGTACATCCGACCTCACCCGTGTCAACTAACTCAATTCGTTCACCAATTACATAACCAGCAGGACAATAAAAGTCGTAAATGTCCCCTGAAGTTAAAGTATTGGGCGGGTCACACCGCAAAGTGTAATCGTAGGGTTCAGTACATGCTTGAATACAGTACGAAACAGTTTCAGATTGAACACAGTATGAGTAAGACTCAGCAGTTTGGTTGTAAAACGGAAGAACTCCCCACCAGTTGTTTGCGTCTTCAACACGTACTGCAACACCTGTTCCTGGCGTTAATTCGTTTGCTTCAAGTTCAAAATCTATAAATCCTAATTCAACATTCGCTAATGGGTAGTCTGTTTTAGTTCCTGTAGTATTAGCAGCGTTATCTTTAATTTGCCACAAACTTCTTAAGACAGACCAAGCCTGACCAGAAATTGCAACACCTAAACCACTTTGCGTATTTGCTCGACCAAAGTCATCCTCTAATTTGTCTGCCCAAAATTGCTTCCACTCACCTTCAACTTTTACATAGCCGAATTGAGCCTTCTTCCAACCGCCATTTACTTTTGCAAATAGCCCAGAAGCAGACTTAAGGTTACCCGATACTCTAGAGCCGATAGCCATGTGTATCCCTTACGCGATGTACTTAATCCAGATGTCTCCGTTATTACCACCAGTTGGGTCTGAAGTTGAGACCGTGATGTTACGAAGACGGGATGTAAGTGCTTGGTCTCCTGTAAGGGTTCCTCCTGTGATTTGTAGTGTTGTATCGGCAGCAAGTACGGCAGGAGTTGAGTCTGAATCAACCCAAATTGTTCCTGTAGGTAATCCAAGAGCAACAGCATCTGGTTGGGTAGACCCCATAAGAATTGGCTTTAGTTCTTGGTTATTGACAATTACTTTTCCATCTTTATCAATTTTGGTTAAAACCGAACCAGCAGATGTTGTAAATCTAAGCAAGTCTGCTGCTTGGCTAGTAAATCCTTGGAGGGTAAGGGGAACTGTGCCAGAGTTGGCTGGCTGAATTGTGCCACCAGTAAATTTTAGGTATTGATTATGTACATCGCCTTTGATACCTTTTTCGATGTTAGCAATGCGAGCAGAAAGGGTTGCAAAGGTAACTGTGGTGTCATCAAATGCACCTACATATCCGCCCGATACGTTTGGTGATACACCAACCGATGCTTCAATTGCAGTAATTTCTTCTTGGATAGCATTAACGTGCTCTGCCAAAATGATGTCGGTAAAGTCCGTTTTACTTTGAAAGGACTTGACCCCTGATGGGTATACAGCGGGCATTGTTTTCTCCTAATCTACCTTGCTATTTTCTCGGGTTTAAAGAGGTTTGACTGCCTTAACCACTAACCATTGCTGGTGTGGGTATGGTTTTGTGTAGTTCTAGTAGCCAATGTAGTTTTAACTTGAGCCAGGCTTGTCTCTAAAACCTTGATTTTATTAGCCATAGCCAAAATGGTTGCCATAAGGTCAACTTCATTAGTCCCGTCATTTTGACGAGCCACCGTTACATACCCAGTTAGTGGGGCTAGGTCAACAGTATTGGGAACAGGCTCAATATTGATGTGCCTATTCTGTTGTAAGTTTTTACCAAATGAACCTATCCAAATTGGGTAAGCAGGGTCACCTGCCTCAAACTGAATCCAAACACCCTCTCCAACTTCAGGAATGTATGGGCGTTGCCCAGCAACAAAAAGAGGCCAAGCCCAAGGCCAGTCTTGTGTAATGGTTTCGCCTCCACCAAGTTGTGGAATCTTTACCTGTATACGGCGGTGACCTTCTGGGTCTTTATTCTTCATGACAACCCCACGGTATATCCCGTAAAACTTAAGGGAGTCTCCATTCATTACAAGACCTCAAGAAGAATATCTGCTTCGCTAAATACAAGAACCTCATTATCAAGTGCTTGAATCTGAGAAAGGCTTGGTGTGCCACCACTCTTAAAGAGGAACTGACATTTGGCTCGTGTAATTCCAGGAATGTTTTGCACAACAAATTCAATGTCTTGAGCAGTAACAAGTTCGCCAAAATTAACGTAGTTATAACTAAAGTTATCAACTAAAGCAGAACGAAGGTTGCCCTCTGCTACTGCTGTTGTGTATTGAGGGTCACGTGCGTATTGAATGTTCATAGTTACTGGAACATAAGTTGGACGTGTAATAGTTAAAGATACTCCAGCCAAAGTTCTATCCGATAAGAAAGAGACAACGGTGTCGCGAAGGTTTGTCCATTCAATAGTTGCAGCACCCACGTTATCTACACCTGGGGTTGCGTCACCATCATTGTCATCACGTTCTGGTGCAATGTACAAAGTTACTGATGTCCAACCGCTAGATACAGCCTTTGCTTTACCGCAGTTATCTACAGAAAGAGCAAGGTTCTCGTAGTCTTCTAAAGTGATTGCACGACCTGTTGTACGAAGAAACTTTGGAGCATTACGGCGAATAGAATCATTTGATTCAGGGTCTGAACCGCCTGTTGCAGAGTCAAGATTGGCTACATCTATTACACCTGAAAGTGCAGCAATTTGAGCCTCAGAAAGTCCTGGAACATATACAAGGTTATCGAGTGTTCCTGCTGCAACATTTCCTACACTTCCACCTCCGACAGTGTATTTAACACGAACTGCTGCGTGAACAGTAGGGATTGCTCCAGAGATACCGTCTCCAAACAAAACAAAAAGTCGATTATTTTTATCGTAACGAGTTGTAAACACGCTGTCATTTGGTCCAAAGTCAATTAAATGTTGGACTTTAGTCCACTTTTTAAAGGTGTTTCCACTTTCAACATACACCTCAATACTGTCGGCTACTACAGGGTCGTCATCAATATCAAATGTTTGGTCTGATGTTCCATCAGAACTACCCAGCAAAGCACCATAAACATTCCCTGCTTCAACAGTGTTGTACTCTCCCTCTTCGCAAAGGGTGAACTCTTCACCTCGTGCACCACTAGCAAATGCTGGAACTTGAATAGTTTCTAAGGTTGAGTAGGTAATTACTTTAACTGAGGTATCAGTAATAACTTCGCCTTGTATACGAGTTCCTGCAGGAATTGTTACAATACTTCCTGAGTTGTTGTAAAAGGTAACAAAAGTAGTAGCGTTCTTGTAACCTGATGGAGCATATCCATAAGTTTCTGCAATTGCTAAAATTGTGTCGCGTTGGGTTGCTGTGGCAATAAACTGCTCATTTGCAACTCGGTCAATGTAATAGTTAGCGATGTCCCCCATGTAGGCAAACGCTTCTACTAAAGCAAGGCCAAAGTCAGCGTTGTCGTTTCCAGCCCAATCGGGGATTCTGTCTTGAATACGAGCAATCAATTCAGAACGAATTGCGTAGTAATCTCGATTTGTATAGTCAACCGTTACGGGTGTTTCGTCAGCCATTATAGGTACTCCTCAACTGGTGGGTTTTTACCTGCAATAGCCACCAGTGCTACTACAGTGTTAGTTTGTTCGTCATTTGGTAACCCGTACACAATGTCAAGATAAACGCTTCCATTGGTTGGGTCAGTGTTAATTATAGTGTCTACCAAAGTTAATGCTGGTAGGTATGTTGAAAATGCCTTTTGAACCTCTACTGGAATGACTTCTTGCATTCGTTCTGTAGAGTTAAACAGGCTTTCTGGAATCTCTGTCCCAAAAGTAGGGTCCATCACTCTTTCTCCTACCAACGTACCAATAACAGAAAGAACACGGTCAGACCAAAGTTTAGACTGGGATGTAGTGAAGTTGATTGAGCCGTAAGCGTTTAATGCAAACGGAAGAGAGATAGCGACTTCAGCCATGTTAAACCTTCCAAGTCTGGTTAGTTATCGTGTACCCACTTTGGGTCTCGTTGTACATAAATACATTTTTTGACGGAGTAGGTTTTGCGGGAAGTGACAGGTTATCGCCGTTTCCAAAGTTTGTAAGGTTGAGTGCGGGCATCATGGCGTTTCCTTTGGCACGTTTTTGCAAAGAAACCGTTTCACCACGCCCATCGCTTACTACGACTCCATCTGCAAAGTAATGCCCATCTTTAGTCATGGTATGAACGACAGACCTGACTAACCAATAGCCATCTGTGGTTGAGTCTACGCCTAGAATCTCCACAAGATTAAAGGGGCGAATACGTGGGTCACCTTGAGCGTAAAAACTGGCTGGCATTTGAAACCGCGTTTTTTCTGCTTTTGCTTTAGTAAGGGAATCCGCAAAAGACTTACTATTTGCAACATCAAGGCTAGAGTTGTCTGTAAAAATTACTTGGGCAGCAGTTTTCTTGATGCTTTTTGTTGCTTTGTTAACTGAAGAGTATGACTTTCCTGTGATGGGGTCTACACCCGTCAAGGTTTTACCAGAACGAATTGGTTGGTCTGAGTCTTCTACAAAGTCACTAATCATTGGTTCAAATTTGTCTAGCGTTCTTTCAACAAGTGAGTGAAAGGGTGGAATAAAGTCGTCTGAAAACTTTAAAAGAGGAATTGCTCCAACATTCTTTTGAATAATCTCATCAAAAGACTTAAAGTAAATAGTAGTGTTTTCCACCCAAACCACATAACCAACTTTGTAGGCTAATTCATGTAAGAATTCCCAATAGGACATGCCGTATTGAGATATTTGAGCAAATCTTCCCTGATGCGGAGTTACTATTGCTTTCATTTTTACTTTTTTTGCAATGCTTTGAACAATTTCTGGAACTGTTTTATTTACCCAAGTATTAGCCACACTGTCTTTAAGAGGAAAAGAGGCAGCAACACAGCGAATCTCAATTTCATGGTCTACTTGAGCAGCACGAGTTCTTTTGTAAGAAATTACGTGTCCATAAAACGAACCTTTGGCTTTTCTATTATTTTGCCAAGTAATTTTGACCAAAGTTCCCGTCTTTAGTGCTTTGTGATACCAGTTAGTTTGTCTCTGGAATCGAAGCACAGCAATATCATGACTACGTTCTTCTTGAATGATAGTGATTTTGTATGGCTGATACTTAAATGTAGGAAACTCAGGAAATGAAACAGAGTACGTGGTATTAAACCGCGACTGTTCTCCTTCTGGAAGATTATTAAGAGACATTTGGTATCCTCAGAACTGTTCCAGGGGCAATTTCAAATGGGTTAGAGATTTCAGGGTTAGCATCCATAATTTGCCACCAATACTCTGGGTCAGCAAAGTATTTAGCAGAAACCCTATCGATACGGTCTCCCTCTACCCATTGATAGTAAACAACGGGGGTTAACACGTCTGGAAACTTACGAAGAACAGTAAGGTCGTATTGCAGTTTAGTAGTGTTATACGCTTTAAAAATTGTTCCATCTGCATATCTGCTATCTAAAAAAATCAATCCCTATTCTCCTTCTTCTTAGGCAGTGGCATGTCAAAAAACCTTGAACCTGAAATAGTTATTACAGTCAACATTGGAACCATTCTATCGTTAAACAAAATATGGTTAACTCCGATGCTATTAAGCGATAATAAATAACGAAGCCCATCTCCTAAGTGAACTTCAACTGGAACACGAGCAATCCAACCTATGTCAGAAGTTTTGCCTCGCATAATGCTGTTGTAATCATTTTGACCACCGTGAAGTGCACGGAACAAATACTCAAGGTCATACATCGTTCCTTTGCGATAAATCTCTTTTAGTTGTGTTGCATCTACTTCTTCTGGGTATAAGTCTGTAGACCCAAATGTTGTTCCACCTAAAGACAAAGTTCCGTTAGACTGAATAAATGAAAGGTCATCAATACGATTTAAATACAGTTCAAAACTAACACCACCCACGTTAATAGGAGTAACAGGGTTAAACACCTGCATTTCATCTCGCATAAGTTCAGGAGACATTTTATCCATAGAGCCGTAGGTAAGGCTCACGCTTGTTGGGTTGTAGTGAAACCTAAATCCATAAGGGTTAAGGTCTTGATACGTTACCTGCTTAACGTCTTTAAACCTTGTTTTAAGGTGCTTTGCAGTTTCAGAGTACATCTGAATTGCTCCACGATTTCCATTAGGGCTTTTAAAAGCATCACTTAAAGCGTTTAACATGGTTGTTGGTAAAGTTTTTTGTGCTTTTGTCAGGCTTGTTTGAAGAGAGTTGCCTGTTGAACTAGAGAAGTAAATACTCTTTGCTGCTGGGGCATTGTAGTAATACTTTGCAATTGTAGTAGGTCCACCAGAAGCGTTTTCCCCATTTGTGTTGTTATTACCACCAGTGTCAAGAAGACCGTTGCTGGTTTTATTTGTGATGTCAGTAAGTTTTGATAGAACACTGTTGTATGAAGACAAAGAACTTTTAGCAACATTAAGTCTTGAACTTAGTGCTCCCTTTTGTTGTTCTAAATCTTGTACTTTAAGTTGAGCGGTCTTATATGCTGCTTTTTTAGTTGCATTACTAGGGTCTGCAATTAGGGCATCTCCTGCTTTTTTGTAGGCGGTATTAGCAGACTTTAAGTCTTTTGCGTTTTTAGCAACCTTTGCTTCAATATCTTGAACGCTATCTTTAGTTGTTTCTACCCTTTTCTTAAAGAAACGGCGTTGCTCTTCAGCGTATTTGTAGTCTTTAAGTGCAAGGTCATATTTAACTTGGATTTTGCCAGGCATTATGACCTACCCATCGTTCTAAGAGAAGAGTCTTTTTCGAGTTCTGACTTAACAAGTCGAACAAGTTGGTATGCCTCTGCCTCTGTCGCTTTTCCAAATGTGGCATTAATAATGACAGTTGCACCACTGCCACCACCGCTGTTTACTGACGGAGTTGCAACACTAAGACTTGCGGGTCCACCTTGGAATTTGTAAGGGTTTTTTCCTGTTTTTCCCGTCATCCAAGCAGAGTTGTTAATTGCTCCAAGAATAGATTCAGTAGATGCACCACTCTTCAAAGCATTTACAATTGCTGTGTATCCACGCTCATCTGCTTTATTTCCAGTAAGAGTACCGATAGTTGCAGCGTAACCTTCTTCCCAAGACTTGTAGCGTTTAACGCCCACGCTGTTCATTGACTCATTGTTACTCATGTCAAGAGTTGTATTTAGCGGGTTGTAACTTGCGCTATTTTTCCAGTGACCGCCTTCATGACGCATCCACGTTGTAAGAGCAGCAATAGAACTTTCATTAACAGGTGCACCCATTTTTTGTAGTAGACCTGTAGCCCACTCTTTTTCGCTACCTGTGCCGAGAATAACCCTTGATGTTCCTCCAGCACTTGCAGAGCCAACTGAGGAAGAACCGCCAGTTGTTACACCTGCTTTTAAAAGAGCGTTAGTTGAACCTGAGCCAAATAACTTAGATAGTTGTACTTCAGAACTCTTGAGCCCTTCTGTTTCTACGCTTAAAGACGCTCCACCTACAAGGCCGTTTCCTAAAGAAGAACTGCCTACAAGTTCTTTTGGATTTACAGGGTTGTTCTTACCGCGACGTACTTCAAAGTGTAAGTGAGGACCATCTACGTTTCCTGTGTCACCTGATTTACCAATTGTCTGTCCCTTTTTAACTGACTGACCAACAGATGCCATGACCTCTGATAAGTGACCGTACAAAGTTTGATACCCATTGCCGTGGTCAATCTGTACGGTTTTTCCGTATGCCTGACCAGGGTTATCGTTATAAACAATTCCATCCATGGCTGCAACTACAGGTGTACCAATTGGAGTTGGGTAGTCATCACCTGTGTGAGAGCCCTTCCACATCTTTCCTTTTGCGCCATAAGGAGTTCCTACAATTCCACCCATAATCGGAGCAATTGCATTAGAGCCACCTGGTGTTCCACCGCCGAATGAACCACCCATAGGAGTATTGGTGCTTCCACCTGAACCACCGCGACTTTCTAGCCACTCCATAAGTTCTTGCAATCCAGATTTGCTTGGTGTTTTTTCCCCAGTTTCTGGGTCAACTGTGAAAGAACCACCAGCACCTACGCCAATTAAAGGAGAAAACTTTAAGAACTTTAAAAACCCTGTTAATTTACTTGCTTTAGCAACATTTGATGCAGCGGGACCAGTCGCTGCTGGTGCACCTTTGCCTTTTGAGAACAAACTTTTTAAACCTAATCCTGAAAGAATGGTCCCAGCACCGCCTATAAAACTTCCAACCATAGCCCCTAAACCGCCACCTACACGGCTTTGTCCAAGACCTCCCATTAAGCCACTTACGTAACCAAGTTGGTCTGCAAACCTTTGAAGTTGCCTATTTGCTCCCTCTACAATATCAGCAGCATTTTCCATCCCCTTAAGAACAGGTTTTACAAAAGAATTCAACGTTTCTACGTCAGATTGAACAATTCGCTTTGCAGAAGTTGTGGGGTTATCTCCTACACCTAGTTTTGCTAAGTCTGATTCTTTTCCGCCAGCCTTTTGAACTGCAAACTGGTAGAACAACTGTTTTTGGTCTTCTGACATACCTAAATCTGAAGCGGTTTGCTGTAAAAACCCTCCTTGAATACTGTTCATAGTTTGTTGCAAAGTTGCTTTTGGTCGACCCATAGTCATGCGGTCATAAATTTGTTGGAATACCTCAGTTCCACCACGGAACTGTTGTGTTTGTGCGTTATATGTACTAATACCTGCGCCATACAAACGAGCACTCATAGGGCCTTGTGTTAATCCCGAAAGAGCAAGGGCTGCATTCTCGTTAGCCATGTTATAGCCACGAGCAGCACCGCCAATTTCACGAAGCAAGGTGTTGTATTGAGAAGACCCTGGCATAACACCACGAGCAGCAAGCATTGCTGCAGTTGCTCCTGGAGATTGTTCGCCAGTAATTCCTAAATTACCAAGACCTTTCATGGTCATAGCAGTAATTTGCTGATAGCCCAAACCACTTGAACGTAAAGATGCTCCAAAGTAATTTGCAGAACTTGACAGTACTGAGTTTGCGCTAGGGGAACCCATCATCGCACCACCAATAAGGCCCATGCCTATCTGCGTTGCTCCTTGAGCAACTCCAAGCATCCTGTCGCTGGGGGTGAACTTTCCTAATCCGAGACGGCTATAGGTCTCTTTGCTGCGACCAACAATGTCTGTGTCAACATTTTCGGAGAAAGAAACCTTCTCCATTTGAGGCATCATGCTAGTTGAACCAGCAGTTATACCTCTATCGCCACCACCTTTTGTAGCCCCACGGACAGCACCAGGAACCTTACTAGCACCGCCACCTATTGATTTAAGTGACTTTTCAATGCCAGCAAGTTTTTTTACAATGTCGTCTAACTCTTTGTTGGTTTGCGCCAACGAGTCGTTAACTTCACCTGCCACTTGTCATCTCCTAATAGCCTTCTCGAACGAGTTCAATCCAATTTCGACGTTCTCTTACTGATAACGTCTTTATCTCAGTAAGTGTCCATCCTTGATGACGGTCTGACAGTGCCAGATACTCCGCCAACAAAGACGAATAGTCGGTTGTACTAGATACGAAATAACGTGCCCAGATTAATGGGAACGATTACCTCGCTCTCACAGTCGGGACATGTGACTGCGACATTATCGAATAGTGGACCAAAATTTCGTCTGTTAATCTCTTCTGCAATAGCCTTACGGTCACTGAGCCCGAGATTTTGAACCTGTGCTTTTCCAAGCACATCATTGCCATCAATTGTGTTGACACAATTTTCTAGCAAAATAGTGGTCAATTCAGCAACAGTCTTGTCAGAGTTGTTGACCAAATCCTTTTGAGTATGCCCTGTTGGAAGAGCAATCTCTACAGGACCTACCTTGCAATCCACAGTAAATTTACGCTCTAAAGCATTTGCCATAGGACGAACCTTGATGTCTGTGTCAAGGTTTATCTTGACATCTTTAATCTCGTTACATTCCCCGCAAATTCCTTGAAGAATAGCCTCGTTACCAAAGGTTGCCTTATAAATAGCAATCATTAGGTAGTCACGGTCACCCGCAAGAAGCGAATCAATCATGGAGTCTGTGGCTTTTTCTTCACCAATACGAACTACTCCACGGTTTAGGATTAGAAGCAGTGCCTTTCCTACGCTAGTAGAACGAGCAATTGCTTCTTCATCCTTACCGTTTAGTTCACGTACTTCTACCTCTTTGACAACCTCCCCAGCGAATGTTAAATATCCGCCAGGGAGGGTCACTACTGTGTCAGAAGGAGGCATGATGGTGACTGGCTTGACTTCCGTTTTATCGTTAGCCAAAGCCTGTGCAACCATGCTATTAATTAGTTCTGGATTTTCAGACCCTTTAACAGTTATATCTGTTTGTGTACTCAATTTATGTTCCTATTCTGTAAGTGTTTAGACTGGTGTTGCTCCACCAGTAGCAGCAGCAGGTGCTGCTCCTGCAGCACCAATTGTGCCAGCAGGTGTGAATGTCTTGCCATCAGCGGACCACTTAGCCCATGAAGCGTCAAAACCTTCGTGTACTAGAGTCATCTGCTCTACGAATAGAGAGTTGTCACCAGCGTTTAGGTCAGAGTATGCCACAGCAGTAGGCCAGGCGTTATACACCTTGAACTGCATTGCAACATCTGCTGTTCCTGCTTTTTCTGCTGCACTTAGCAATGGGACAGGGTGTGCGAGAACTTTGATAGTTACATCGCAACGGAATCCTGCTGTAAGTGTTCGTTGTGCTCCGCCTTGTACGGTTGCAAACATATTACGCATCCAGTCCCACTTCTGGCTCTTTCCAATAACCACGCCATTTTGTAGTGTGATTGGTTGGAATGAGGTCTGTCCTGGAATTTGGTGAACAGTGGTGTTGAATCCACCTTCACGGTAAGGAATCGAGTCTGTTGTCACTGCCAAGCCTGATACAGAAGTAAATCCTAGGGTTGCTGTTGCAACACCTATAGATGAACTGGTTGTATCGGTTGCAGCAAACGAAACAAGGAACCTAAAATTGCGAATCGGGTCGGTTACAAGAGTCGACCGATTCTGATAAACGATGTCAGCCATTTATGCCTTCTTTCTTAGTTTACTGTCTTCTGGCTTAAGGTGATGATTACAAACTCGGCTGGATATTGCAGAGCAACTCCAACTTCGATGTTAACTTGTCCTTGAGCAATCAGGTTGTCTGGGTTATTTTCAGCATCGCACTTTACAAAGAAAGCGTCTGCTGGAGTTGCACCACGAAGACCGCCTTGATTGCGGTATTCATTCAAGAATGAGACGAGAACTGCGTCAATACGTTCCCACAACTTCTCATCGTTATTCTCGAATAGTGCAAATTGAGTGAGGTCGCTTATCTTCTTACGTAAGTAAATAAGTGAGCGACGCATGTTTACATACTTGTTTGCTGTTCCATCTTGCTTCAAAGTACGAGCACCCATTACTGAGATACCTGCACCTGGAATCTGACGAATAGCATTTACTGGAGCAGAAGCACCGTTAAGGCTATCTAATTCTGTTGAAGTAAATACCTTCTCTACTGCAATAGCACCTTGAACAGTTGTTCCAATACCTGCTGGAGCCTTGAAAGGACCAGTTGTAGCATCGGTGTTCATGTAAAGACCAGCAACTGCTCCTGAAGGTCCAATCTTACGGATTGCACTTGCGGAACGACCAACTGGGTCAGTGATGAAGTAGTGAGGGTAGTAGACAGCAGCATGGCTTGAGCCAGCAATTGCAGTTGCCATTGTAAGAGCCTGGGCAACAGTGCGGTCTGCTTGTGGTTGTGCTACAACGAAGTGCTTTGCATCTGCTGCAGCAAAACCAATTACATCAAGATAGAAGGTGTTAGCGTTGTTTGCTCCGATGATAACGTCCAGTGCTGGCATAAAAATAACCAATGGTCGGTCGATAGTGCTAAACGCTGCAACAACGCCTTGGGTTGCTGATTGATAATCTGTTATTGCAACTGCTGAACCGTTTGAACCACCTGTAAGTGGGTAAACTGATGTCACATTTGGTGCATTCACAAGGTCTGTAACGTTAACTGTTACATACTGTGACACCATGTTAACAACGGTCATGATGTAGTCAGTAGAAGAAGCACTGTTTGTAACAATGTTTTCGTATGACTCAAGAAGAACGTCGTTAGTGTTATCAGCGGCTGTTCCTGCTACACCTTCTCGGTATACAGCAAAGTCGTAGTAACCTGCTCCAGCATTACCTGCTGTCAAACGGACACGTAGGTTGTTACCATCTGCGCCCTTGTTCTTTGCTGTTACTTCGATAGTGCTTCCTACTCCAGAAGCACGACCAATTGCAACAACTGCTGCAATTGCATCTGCTGCGATAATGCGCTTTACATATAACTCACGTCCACCGTTTTGGAAGAACGCTGCAACTTCAAAAGTTGCTGGAAAAGAGGCGTTGTAGCCTCCAAAAATCTTGGAAAACTCGTACCAAGATGACACCAATGTTGTTGTAGTTGGTCCACTCGCAAAAGGAGCAGCGACTGCTCCTGCTGCGGTAGAAGTACCAACTGCAGCAATAGGTGCAGTTAATAGGCGTTCACTTACGTAAATACCTGGGCGGTTATAAACTGCCATGTTTTTTCTCCTAACCTAGTTTTTAGTTTTGACCTGTTTGTTGCGTAATTGTGAACCTATCGACACCCACAAATTCGCCACCACGACGAAGAAGAGGGGGTCCCGAAGTTATTACTGTTTGCACCTTGTAGAGTTCTTTATATTGGGTAAGTGGCATTTCACTTGAAACACGCACTGTTATTGCATTGATGAACAGACGCTTTGCCTGTTCAACTGTGTCGCGTTTGGCTACATCTAACACATCCAAACGACGAACTGTGTCGTCGGCTGGAAGTAATGCACCAAATCTGAGTGGCAGTCTTGTAAACAAGAGGTCACTCAAAATCTGTCGGTCATGCCGTGGGTTACGAGCATACGTTGTAATTTGATAATCAATGTAGATTGGAATGGGTGTGTCTATCTTCAATCCAGCAGTTGCGTTAGATGGGCGAAGGTATGCACTATCGTAAGTTCCATCTAAAAATCCACGGGTTGCACGAGCACGGTCTTCAGCAACATCAATCATGTCAATAGTGATGTATGGGTAAGTCTGGTCTCTGAGTTCTTGGTCAGGCATACCAAACCACACCTTCACAGGACGGTTTTCGCCTTCAGCATTTGCTCGTTGGTCAGTAACCACGATGCCTTTGAGAAGTTCTTTTAGAGCAGCGTCTTCAGATAAAAATAGCGGGCCTAGTGTCATAGTTTGCCCTTCATAAGTTGTGCTGCTCGTTTCAATAGGAAACTTTCACCCATTTCTGGGCGGTTTCCAAAACGTCGAATTGCAGCAGTTAGTTGAATAGATGGGCTGCCGTACTCAAGATTGTCGGCTTCTGTCTTTATTGATGCAGGAATGTCCACAACTAATTTGTTGCCTGAATACTTGACCTTCATCTTGTTTGCAACCTGTGGAGGCCATCCACTTGCGATGCACTCACTACGGAGTTGCGAAGTCATTACCTTCGCTGTGTCAGTTGCTGCTTGATGTAATACCTGGCGGAAATCAACGGCTGTCATAGCGTGACTTCTTAAATATCGCTTTGGTTGCGTACTTGGTTCCGAAATATCCAGCAAGCAATCCAACTAAGAAAGTGTGCTGACTATTTGGTCGAATACCGTACATTCCCTTGACGAATTCATCACGCTCATTAGCAGAGTGAATATCACTAATCTGCTCGTACCATGGTGTAGACATGGGTAAGACCCCCTAGGGCTAGGCAAAACAATCAGCAAATAAAGCAGTAAAAGACCGCATGTCAATTACTGCTTAAAGAATAAAGCCCCCGTAATAACTACGGGGGCTTAACTCATTACTTCTTTTTGGCTTTGAGTTCTCTCTTGTCCTCAGCCTTTTCGCCCTTCTTACCCTCACGGGCTTCATGACGCTTATCCATAGCCTTGATTTTACGAACATTGGCTTCGTCCATACGACGGTCATCTGCCTGGTTCTTTGGCTTACGGTGCTTCTTGTCCATCTTCTCAAACTTGGCTTTTTCTTCTTTGTCCAAGCCTTTAGTTGTCTGACGGTCTTGCTTTGTGTCGTTCTTCTTATTGTAAGGAAGTGGCTTTGCCATTACTTACCCTTTCCTGAACGGGCTACTTTGCAAGTATTGCACTGGCACTTGCAGCCTTTCATTGCCTTAGTCTTGGTGCACTTGCACCCACATGAAGCACACATTACTTCTTCTTCTTTGCCTTTAGAGCCTTGAAATCTTTGCCGTCAATCTTGTCTGTAGGTGCTGCTGCACCTGCAATCTTTGACTGCTTTGGAGAAAGTGCCTTCTTCTTAGGACCCTTGCCAAAACCTGGCTCGCCCTTTTTCTTTCCACATCCACATGCTGCACACATTACTTTTTACCTACTTTCTTTGGTTTGGATACTTTCTTTTTGCCTGAACCTTCGGGAACACAGTTTGGTACTTTCTTACCGTTCTTGTTCTTAAATCCCACTTGGACGTATCCGTCCCAGCATGGGTTAGTGTCTTTTGCCATGGCTACTCCGCTGGAGTTTCTTCGGTTGTCTCCATGCGCTCAATCTCTTCGATGGCTTGCTGGATACGCTCCTGCATACGCTCATCAAGATTGCGAGTGGTTGCGTTTTCAATTTCTTCTTTTAGAACAGCGATTGCTGCTGCCTTTTGTTCTGCGTTCATTATCGACCTTGCTTCCTATGCGGGTTTTGCTTATGGTATGACTGTACTGCTTTCACGCCTTGTTTGACGTTCTTAACCCCAGCCTTTTCAGTGAGATTAATCTTGTCGTATTTCTTTAGTTTGACGTTGGTGTGCTCGACTACAACGTCGCCCTTCTTGTTCTTTGAAACCTTATGGGTTACATGAGCCTTTTTCCCAGGTACTCCAATTGCAAGAGTTACTGGCTTTTCTGGCTTAACGTCCTTCTTTTTTTCTGCCATTTTTCTTTACCTTTTCTGGAAGTTGTTTACCTTTAGGGGTTTTAGATTCCCATTCCTTTGCCATCTTTGGGTCTTTAGCCCACATTAAACGACGCTGTGCTTCTGATTTAAATGGCATTACTTAAGATAACTTCCGTATAGGTCAAACTTTGAAGAAGTATTCAAGTTTGCTGGACTATTGTGGTCAAAAGATGTGGCTTGTACTGGGTTACCTGACCAATACCAAAGCGTCATAGTTGTTGAACCAGGAGTTGCAATACCTACTAGGTTATAGAGGTTAGAACCAACAGTTAAAGTTCCACGAATTAAAGGTGCAGAATTTGGTGCAACTGGGAGAGTTATTGAGTATTGTCCTGTACCAAAGTTAGTAACAGTAGTCATAACACAGGAAATGCTTACTTGAACTTGGTCACCAGTTACTTGGTAATTTGCGGTAACTGGAGTTCCAGTAAATGCAAGACCTGTTCCTGACCAAGTTGCTGAATATGCTTGTTTTGATGGAGCAGGGCCTGTTGCACCAGTAGGGCCTGTTGGACCCGCTACAGTAGAAGCAGCACCAGTAGGACCTGTTGGTCCAGTCACTGTGCTTGCTGCACCAGCAGCACCTGTTGGCCCTGTTGGACCACCATTACCTTGAATACCTTGTGCACCAGTTGGCCCTACAAGACCTTGTGGTCCTGTTGCTCCAACTGCACCTGTTAACCCAGTAGCACCAGTTGGTCCTGTTGGACCTTGTGAACCAGTTGTTCCTGTTGTTCCAGTTGCTCCAGTAGGACCTGTGGCTCCTGTTAAACCAGTAGCACCAGTTGGCCCTAAAAGATTTCCAGAGTTAACCCAAGTAGATGATTCAATGTTCCAGACGTAAAGACTTCCGCCAACAATGTGTGCATCACCTGCTGCACCAGTTGGGTGTTCTGCAATAAATTCATTGTAAGTAGCGTGTGCATCTAATATCTGGATTCCTTGACCAGTTGCACCTGTAGGTCCCGTAGCACCTCGTGCACCTGTAGGTCCTGTAACTGTACTTGCTGCACCTGTTGCTCCAGTTAAACCTGTAGCACCTGTCGGACCTGTTGGTCCCTGTGGCCCTGTCGGACCTGTTGCACCAATATTACCTTGAGCACCACCTGCACCAGCAGGACCTTGTGCACCAGTTGGACCTGATGGGCCTTGCACTGTAGACGCTGGCCCTGTAGCCCCAGTTGGTCCTGTTGCACCTAGTGGACCAGTTGGTCCAGTTGCACCAGTAGTTCCTAATTTGCCATCTAAATAATCAAGAGACGCATTAAGAGCAACGTCCCAATCTAAATCGCCTCTGCGTGGTTTATTAAGTGGCATGATTATCTTCCGTACCCTTCCGTACCAAATTGCCCTGCACCATACTCTAATTCGTCTGGTTCAACCCAGTCTTTGGCTGCTTTTAGGGCGTACTGCTTAAACTGCGGGTCATTAATTAATTCATCTGAATTAACCTCAGTACATTCAATAGTTACAACTGCCCAGTTATAACCAAAATGACCGCGAGGTAAAACGCGAGATGGAGTAAAGACGTTTCCTCTATAAAGTATACGGTCCTTGATATTTTTGTCAGGGTTTACCAGCATGTCTGGAATCAAACGCTGTACATCTCCGACGTTAAGAACAATGCGTAAGGAGTCTACGACGTAGAAACCGCGTTCGTTCATCTCATTGCTACCGCGAACAAGTTGGGCGGTAATACAAGGCATGTTAAATGGGAGCATCCAACGACGACCTTCCCCAGGGGTATTGCTAGATACATCGTAGATGTCGTCAACTACAGTGGTCACGTTGTTAGCAAGGTAAGACTCTTGCCAACGGAACCAGTCAACCTCTACACCAACGGGTTGCTGAAGGTCCTCTTTAATGCTTTCGTACATGCGCTTCTGTTCGAAGTCCATGTTGAAACGGCCTTGCATTCTACTGCCACGCATTAGGGCTCCTTATAGAACTCAAGATTCTTTTGTAGTCGGGAATCTGTAGGACTAAGGTTAAGGGCTTCTTGCCCAAAAGTCAGGGCTTCTTCTTTATAACCTAAATGATGAGCAGCCAATGCTGCCAGGTCATACGGCAATGAACCCCAGGCTTTAGGGTCGTTGAGATACTGCAGTGGTTTCTCTTTTATCTCCAACGCCTTTAAAGAAGTTTGATAACACTCTGCCCACATCTGCTGCTCGTAGTAATACTCTGCCAGTTCAACCCAAGACTCACGTCCCTCTGGGCATTCTGTCGCAGCATTTTTTAACCATCGTTCCCGCTCTAGTCCCTGTGAACATTTAGCAATGTAGCGCATAGAAGCAGCACGCTCTGGTTTCCACTGTGCTCTTTTTAAAGAAAGATGGCGTTGCAATTCTTCTTTAGCCTTATCGCACATTCCTTGGAAGTAATACTCTCGCCCTAAGTAATGAGCGTTACGGTCATCCTCTGGGTCTTCCGCAGTTGCCATCTCTAGCATTGGGAAGTATTGCCCACGAGATTTTGAATTATCTGGGTGATGGTGAATCTCTAAGCCAATCCAACCTTGAACTTCTGGGATGAGGTAACTGTTGAGTACTTCGTGTACAGGGTGCTTCCAACGGTAACCTTGACGAGCATGGATTTTATCTCCGCCGTAAACAAGACCTTCAGACCCGTCATCATTCCAAGACCAGGTGTATTTGTATCGTGGTCTTGTAACTTCTTTAGGGGTTGCTTCGAGATGTTGTCTCCACCCTGGAGCCAGAACTTCATCCACATCTAAGGCAATGCAATAGTCGATGTCTAATGGGATATGCGCTAAAGAAGCATTACGTGCATCGTCAAATCGCCAGGGTTTAATTGAAAGTTCAACTACTTGGATTCCTAGGCTACGTGCAACTTCTTTAGTATCGTCAGTAGAGCCTGTGTCTGCCAAAAGAATGTAGTCTGCTTCTTTAGCAGATTCATACCAACGTTGAACAAACTGTGACTCGTTTAGGGCGATGCTGTATACGGCTATCTTCATCCGAATTTGTGCTCCTAATTAGTGTTACCCGATTATATTGATAGTTCCTTGCATTGAAGAGTGTAACTGACAGATGTAGTACAGCGTGTTTGGAGCACCAGCAGGAACGGTGAAGGTAATTCCACCAACGTCGTCTCCGTTATTGGTTACACCAGTGTTGTACTGGTCTCCAGTTCCTGTAGTTGCAGCAGTCTTTATCCAGAATGGATGTCCTGAAGCATTCACCGTAAAGAAGTATGTCTGGTTACGCACAAGGGTGAGCGTTGGATTGCTTGCACCATTGATGGTGTATGCAGATGCACCGCTATTTGTTACGTTGTAGTTTTCAATAACTGACAAGCCAATAGGTCCAGTAGGTCCAGTAGGTCCTGCATTACCCGTTGAACCTGTAGGGCCAGTTACAGTAGAGGCTGCACCAGCAGGTCCTGTAGGTCCTGTAGGTCCTGTTACAGTTGAAGCAGCACCTGAAGGTCCTGTTGGACCTGTAGGTCCAATTGGTCCACCAGATGGGCCTGTAGGTCCTGTAGGTCCAGTTACGTTAGAGGCAGCCCCTGTCGCACCAGTAGGTCCAGTAGGTCCCTCTGTTCCTGTAGGACCTGTAGGTCCGATTGGTCCACCTGAAGGTCCTGTTGGTCCTGTTGGTCCTGGAATAGTAGAGCCTGGTCCAGTAGGTCCTGTAATGGATACTCCTGGTGCTCCAGTAGCACCTGTTGGTCCAGTTGGCCCAATTGGTCCACCTGAAGGTCCTGTTGCACCAGTAGGTCCAGTTACGTTACTTGCTGCACCAACAGGTCCTGTAGGACCAGTTGGACCAGAAGTAATAGAGTCAACCCAAATACTTCCATTCCAAAAAGAAACAGTGTTGTTTGTTTTAATCCATAGATTTCCTATTTGAGGATTATCAGGAGCATTTGCAGAATAGTTTACGTATTGACGACCGTCAGTTTCGTAGGCAGCAGTAACAGAATAAGACAGTCCAGCGGTATTGCCTATTACTTGAATGCTGTCTCCAACATTTAATGCAAATCTAAAGGTTTCAAAAGACTGTCCTGCACCAATTGCTAGGTCTTTAACAATAGTAGCAGCAGTAGGGTCAGTGAAAGATGCTCCTGTTGGCACTATGTAAATAGTGCTGGTAACAGTTTGATTGTTTTTATTTGCAATAATTACAGAGGCTACATACCCCTTGTCTGCTGTAGCAAGAGTAGTCAATGTATTAGCAGCAGGGTTTGCTAAACCAAGTCGTGTTATGGGCATTTATGACACCGCCGTTATCGTTTTCCAACCCGCAGCAGTTTTCACTTCTAGGGCATCGATTTCTGTATTAAACCTAACATACCCTACTTCTGCATTAACGTCTCTAGCAGCAGTAGTTCCCTTATCTAAATACAAAGTGTTATTTATTCCTCTGATGGTCTTATTTCTAAAGACAAGGGGAAAATCTCCAGGACCCACATCATCTGCTTGCAGTAGGCCGTATGCAGAAAAAGACGTACCTGCAATTGTTGATTTTACAAAAATAGAGTCTTGAGCATTTAATGCAAATCTAAAAGTCTCAAAAGATTGACCTACACCAATAGTTAAGTTAGAGGCAATATACGCATAATCACTAACTTGAGTTGCTCCCTGTGGCTGGACCCAAATGTCTACTTTACATAAGGGGGTTGCTTGAGAAGAGGTATTAGCAATTACTACAGATGCTAAATGTGAGTTAGCAACTGATATAAGTTGTTGACCTGTGTTGGCAGCAGGAGTTAGAACTCCAAGTCGAATAATCGGCATGGGTTGTCCTCCTTACGCCTGTGCTTCAGTCCACGTTAACTTTGCAGATGCAAGTGTAGTGTTACCAGTCAAACGAGACACCGCAATAGTGAGGATGTCAGGACCATCTGGGAACACTGAGTCACCGCCAAGAATAGAGTTTGACAACTCAAACAACTCATCTAGAGAAACGTTAGTTGACTGTTCTGCACCACCTTGACCAGCAGCACGGAAGTTATAGACCTGAATTCCACCAGATACGGTGTCGTTTGCAGTGTGCTGGATAACCTGTGTTAGAGAAGGTGAAGGTACAGCAACAAAGTTGAGGTTGTTAAGGCGAGGGTTAATCAAGACCTTCACATCTACCAACTGAGTAGTCTGAACAGCAAGTTCTTTTGTACGCAACTGCATACGGTTAATAACGTCACGGTCACCTAACTTACCTGTCAAACCTTCAGATACTGAAGGAGATAGACGAAGAGAAATAAGTGGCTGGTAGTTTAATCCAGAGGTGTTATTTAGTGAGCCAATTGGGTACAAGTAGTAGGTATATTGAGAGTTACCTTGAGAGGTAATGTCAATTCGGTTTGTTCCACCTGTTGCAAGTGCGTCATTAGCAGTTGGGTGCAAAGTAAGTTCGTTTGCGTTTACTGAACGAATAAAGTACGTCCTACTATTTTGCAAGTTATTAAACGGATTAGTGCCATTGTTTACTGTTAATGGGTTTTGGAGATTAGAACCTGTTAATCCTTGTGGAGTCAACCCAATAAACTGGACTGCTTCTCCAGTAGTAAAGCCGTGAGATGGAATAGTTATCACGTCGGTGGCAATAGTGATTGCTCGTGAACCAAAGTTCTTAGCGGTAGTTCCAGTAATAGTTAGGGTCTGACTTGAGCCAGAGAACAAGTAAGCCTTGTCATCATCAAACTTACCATCCATGATAACCGAAGTACCCCAGTGGAATAGGAACGGAATGTAGGTAGGGTCAGTGTAGGTGGTTACCTCATAACGTGCAGGTAGGTTACCTGAGCGGAAGTATGATTCCAGCAAAATATTGTTGTGGATAAATTCATGGACATACTTAACTTCACCAGTCTGGTCTTTAAATCCAAAACGAATCTTTCCAGCACCGTACCAAGAATAATCGATGTAAACCATCTGAATCTTGTTTAGGTCAAGGTTAAAACCTGTTGGACCAGTTCCATCGCAAGGGTCGATAGTCCAGTTTTCCTGTGCAACACGAGTATCTACTGTCTTGGTCATGATAATACCGCTCTTTGCTGGTGTAAAGGAGTGCGGTGAAAGTGCTCCGACGCTAGAAATTGCTACGTCAGTTACAGAATCTGGCGATGCCTTAAGAGCAAAAACGTTGTTATCAACAACATCAACGTAGTAGGTACGACCATTGATGAGACCACCAATTGGGCTTCCATCAATAGAGTCATACACAACTGGAAGGTTTTGAGTAAATCCGTGATTTTGGATAACAAATGTATCAGTTGCTACACGAACTACACCTGTTGTTCCATTTCCTGGGTCAAACTCTTTTTCAATTCCAGAAGCACCTTTATATTCAGGCTTTACAGTAATACGTGTGTCACTCAAGATACTTGTTACCTTGTAAGACTGACCACGCATAACAACGTAGTCATTGATGGCTAGTTGTGTAGTAAAGGTAGTTCCTGTTCCAAAAATAAACTCAGAACCCTGCAAGGCTGCTGCAGTTCCTGCCATTTGTTGAGTAGATGAACGACGTACAGCGTACATCTTCTGTCCATCAAACTCATAGAACATTCCGTTTTGGAAATCAAACATACCTGAACGAATTGCTCCGTTGGTCCAAGAGTCAACGTTGAATTGTGGGAATCCATACGCTTTTGCATTTAGTCCTGTAGGAACTGTTGTCGTAGCAATGCAAGTGAAATTTAGTGGGTCTAAAACAGTGACTTGGAATTTTCCGTTATAGACCGTACTGATTGCGCCAGTATTTGTTCGTGCTTCAGAAATAGTAACAAACAACCCATTTATCAACCCATGAGGACGACGAGAAGTACCTTGGAAAGTAGTTGCAGATACACGTACTAATGTTTCAAGGTCAATTGTTGGTTTGAAGTTAATACCAGCAGATGTCTGTAGACCCTTACCTGACTGGTAACGGAAGTACTTACGTGTTTGACGAATAATCGAAGCATTAGATGTACCAACACCCGTAGACATTTCAACACCACCGTCAAATGGGCGGTGTAGTGAGTAGCCTTGAGGACGTACATAAACGAAAGTCTGGTAAGCGTAAGATGTTCCTGAAAAAGCAGTTGCGTATGGACGATTAACAGTGACCTGTGTATCAGAACCAATAGCCGTAATCTTACGAAGAATTGGGGAAGCAGGAATTGTTCTAACCAAAGTATGCGTAGTTCCAGAACCTACTGTTGTAATAACTACTCGGTTAGTATTGTTTATTGCGTCTGAAGAAGTGTTATACAACGCAACAGTATTAGCATCTACACGGCGTACAAAGTAGAAGAGTGTAGAGGTTAAACCAGTAGGTGCAACAGAACCAATACCCGCTGTGTAAACAACGGAATCTCCTGTGCTAAATAGGTGTCCATTGCTGGTAATAGTATTTGTAGGATTTGGTATAACTGCAGCACTAGCAAATGTTATTACAGTAGTAACATTTGGTGGAAATAGTCTAAAAGTATCTCCAACCTTTAAAATCTTAGCAAATGAAGTGTTAAATCCAGATACTAAAGTAGAACCAGAAGACGTGGATACTGTACCTGTACCAGTAACAAATCCGTTAATTTGAGAAGAAGTAAATGTGTGGTCAGTACCTCCACCAAAAGTAGTTAGAACAATAGGAACACCAGACGAAGCATTTTCTACTGTGCTTGCTAATTGGATATGGTCCTTGCTTATGTTGATTACATAGTAAACAGTATTATTTGTTAAACCACCAATAGCAGTTCCACCTTCTGCACTGTATCTGACAGACGTTCCTGTAATAAATCCATGTGACAAGATTTTTACGTTATTCTGCTGTAGGTCTACAACGCTACGAGGTGTCACTACTTTAACGATATTTGGTACAAAACCATTTGCAGGAACAGTAAAAGTAGTAGGGTTTGGAGTTTGAGGAACAGAGTTTACTGTGTATGTTCCATCAGGAGACTTTGATAGTGAAAGAATTCTGTGAACGCCTACACCCACCTGTGTTAAATCAACTGGTACGTTGGAATTTGCATTTTCTAATGTTGAAGCAAGTTTGATGTTGTCACCATCAATTAAAATGATGTAGTAAGGGTTACCAGAAACTAACCCACCTACAACAGTTTGACCAACAGAATCATACTGAACAAGTTCGCCCTGGCTAAACCCATGAGCAGGTATAGAGATTTGGTTAGCAACTAAATCAAGTTGGTTAGTAGTTAAGGTGTGGTTACCAATACCTAAAGATGTTATATTAACTAAGTTAGTTCCTTCTTTGTTAGTGGCTAACTTGATGATGTTGTTATCAACTTTAGAAATAAAGTAAGACTGACCAGAGGTTAATCCTCCAATAGCGGTTCCCGAACCTGCTGAGTACACAACTCTAGAACCAGTAACTAAATCGTGACCTGGAATGTATAAACTATCTTCGTCAATATTTACAACTACGTAAATAAAGGAATGGGTTGTTCCTGTACCCGCAGCAGTTAGGTTAATAACAGGTCCACCAAGTGATTGGCTTAATTGAATGTTATTGCTATCTATAACTGTCTTTACATAGTAAGTAGCAAGATTTTGTAGCGGAAGAATAGGGGTTCCACCACCTGTTGAATAACGAATAGGCTGTCCTGCTAGGAAACCGTGGCTTGGAATAGTAATGCTGTCTGTTGCAATGTTTGCAATAACTTTTCCAAAGGACTGACCTGTAGCACCTGCTGGCACACTGAAATTAATGTTTGAATATGTTGGAGCAGGAGTTGTACTCAACCTAAAGGTATAAGCATTAACTATGTTTGCATAATAGGTTGTATCAGCAACAAGGCTTGTTGAAGGAGTTCCCGCAATTGTTGGGGCAGTTCCTGTAAATCTGTATACCAAAGCATCATTTGCTGACAACCCGTGTCCAGCAGGAATGTTTATTGTGTCATTTTCTAAGTCTAAAGTTATAGGAACTAAAGTGTGGTACTGACTACCCTGTGGTGTAATAGCAATTGCGTTTGCGTTTGTGTCTGCGTCAACAGCATTAGGGTGTACGGAAAAAGAAGCGTTGTTAGACTGAATAAGAGTTGCTGTAACAGAGCCTTCTGAAACACCTGTGGTTCGAGAGTTTAAGTTAGTTATAGGTAAGGAGTTAAATGTAGAAGCACCACTGTAAGTTCCGTCTGATGTTGCTACGGAAACCGCAGTTGCAACAATGAATGAACCTCCAGCACCACCTTTAGTATTACCACCAGTACCAGCATTACCTCCAGAGTAACCTCCAGAACCACCAGGACCGCCTACAAAAGAACCATCTCCACCGCCACCGCCACCAAAGCCTCCGTTACCACCGCCGTCACCGCCAGTTGTACCAGTACCTCCAACAAGACCGCCGTTAAATCCAGCACCAGAACCACCGTATGTCGCACCAGAACCAGCAGTTAAGAAACCACCACCAGAACCACCAGTTTGACCTGATGTACCACCGTTACCGTTTACACCGTTTCCAGAGGAAGAGCCTTCACCAAGACCACCGTTTGGTGCAATAGCAGCATCAAAACCAACTTTATTAGTTGTTGCAGAACCGCCACCACCTGCAATAAACAATGGGACGTTACCTGTTTTGCGAACAACAAATGTTCCACCACTTGCACCAGGCCAGTTATTGTTAGGTCCTGTTCCTGATTCAGGAGCACTCATTCCTCGCTGACCAACAGCAATTGTTATGATTTCGCCCTTTGTAAGTTGAACGCGTCCTCTAACGATTGCACCGCCACCACCTGCAGCACCTGCCGAGGCTCTACCTGCAGCACCTCTAACTTCAAACTCGTAGAGTCCAGAGATAGGAACTGTCCAATCTTGATAGCCTTGAAATGCTCCTTGGTTAAGGTTAGAGGTACTTGTTGCCCAAGTTGCTCCAGCATTGTTATAGGCAGTAGATAGTGTGCTTAAAGTAGGTGCAGTACGCCCTGTTGCGCCACCAGTTGTGAATGTGTGGGCTGTAAAACTATACAGAGAAGCCTCACCAAAACCTGGGTTTTCAACTTGTCTTAAGTAGTAGGTGGTTCCCGAAACCATACCTGTCAAAGGAGTGCTATTTGTATAATACTTTACGGCTTGACGAGATACAAAGCCTGTAGAGAGGTTTAAACGGTTATTGAATACATAAGGAATATTAAAGGTGGTATTTCCAGTAACTACTGAAGTAATGTCAATAGCAGTTCCACCGCTAGTTGTTGCTAAAGAAAAACCCTTACCTTCAATAGGTCTAATAAAGTAAAGAGAACCAGAAGTTAACCCACCAATAGTTCCTGTCAAGTTTCTAAATAACCAAGGAGAGTTTTCAACAAAAACTGCAGGGCGAGCCTGTCCTGCTAAGGAGTTATAGTAAAAGAAGTTATCTTCAACGTTAACGTTAGTCTTTGCAAGGGAGTGAACACCTGCAGCACCTGTTGCGGTAATGTCTAATGGCATCTTTTTCTCCTATGCTCTATATCTAATGACAACGTAACCAGAACCACCATTACCGCCGTTTTCGGAGTGACCGCAACCTCCACCACCAGAACCTGTGTGTGGAGCAGCGTTACCGCCAGGACCTTCTCCAACCGAGGAACCGTTTGAACCGTTAGTTGGTCCACCAGTACCGCCTGTACCTACAGTTCCATTAGCGTGGGCTCCACCGCCACCGCCACCACCAGAACCACCATTACCGCAACGAGCAGAACCGTAGTCGCCTGGGTAGTAGCCACCGCCACCACCGCCACCTGCATAAAAGAAGTTTGTTCCTGTGATTGCTGATTGGCGACCAATACCACCATCAGATGGTTCAGCACCATAGGCTGTAACACCAGCACCGCCAGCACCGCCACCACCGCGACCTTCACAGTCGTTATTTGGGCGAGAACCTTGGTTGTCTCCGCCCTTAAATCCATAAGAAGCACCAGTTAGCACACCAGTTAAAGTTGCACCAACAGGCTGTCCACCAACGCCACCACCTGCTTGGAATGCACCAGCACCGCCACCAGAACCACCATTGTTAGCAGAGCCTTGACCATTATCTGGGTAATTACCACCACGTCCACCACCAGGGCAAGAAATGGTTATACCACCGCCAACAAATGAGGACAAGTTGCCATCACGCCAATCGCCATCGCGTCCACCTGTAGACCCGTTAGCAGTTTTACGTCCACCGCCACCAACTGTGACTGTGTATGTTCCAGGAGAAAGATTTATGGTTCCTTCAGCCATACGACCAGCACCACCGCCACCGCCTACGTACTGACCACCAGCACCACCGCCACCAATTACTAAGAAATCAGCGACTGCATTTCCCGATGTAACGGTAAGCGTAAATACTTGCGAATCGATAAATGGACTTGCTGCAACTTTAAACTCGTGCAGTTTGTAATTTATTCCACCAATATTTTGGGTGGTAAGCGTTCCACCAGTTGCTTGCATTCCAATATCAGATTCAAGTTGGAAATTATCGTTATCAATACGAGTAACGAACATGTAATCCTTAACAAAAGCAGCACGAGTAACAGCACCACCAGAAGGATAAGTATACTTAACCATATCGCCTGATACAAGACCGTGTGAACGAAGATGAACGATGTCCTTATCTACAGAAACACCGATTTGTCTAAATTTGTGAGTTCCAGAACCTTGAGAAGTAATTGTGATGTCTGGACCACCAATTGATGCAGAAACCTTTATCTGAATTAATCCAGGGGCTGCAGGAACAATTACATTATAGAAAGTAACCCAGTATGTGGTGTTGTGTGTTAACCCACCTGCTTGACCAGGAACTGCATTTGAAGAGGTGTAAAGAACCATTGCACCAACGTATAGACCTGTGTCAGTACCAGAACCAGCATCGTTAACCATTTGAATAAATGGAGAGCCGTTTGAGAAAGAGTTAACAGTAGAAAGTGAGCCTGTGTTATTTGCACCATCAAAACTTCTTGGTGTTCCAGCATCAACGTTTACTACTGTCTGGCCTTGCTCATCTATAGTATTTCCAGCAAATGTAGTCGCTGTGTTTGCAAGTTGGAAAGTTCCTGTAAAAGAGTTAGTTAAATCTAAAATTGCCCCACCAGGCAATAGAGAAACAGAGAATGTAGAGGAGTTAGTTCCTAAGTTATTATTTGAAGCAAGGTAAACAACGCCTCTAGGATTAGTGACAAAGTGACCTGTTGAACCTGTAGGAGAAACTGAGTAGTAAAGAGGAGTACCTATAGGTCTTCCCACAAAGTTTTCTCCTGCGTGTGTAACTGTAATAGTGTCTTCAGTTACAGCAACGTTTACCACGTTGCTAGTTACGCCTCCAGAAACAGGGCGATTGTTTAAATCAAATAAGTAACTTGTAAGAGTGTTAGAGCCATCAAAAGATTGTGCTGTTGCAGTATTTGATGCGTCAAATGTCTTTGAACCTGTGTTTGAAGAATCAAATGTTTGTGAAATAGTTGAGTTAAGGTTTAGGAAGTAGAAAGGAGTGTTAACACCAAACCCATGTGGAGCATCAGTTGTAATAGTAAGTGTAGATTGTGGAGATGTTGCATTTGTAACAATTCCTAAAGAGTCAGAAATACGAATTTGAGAACCTTGGAAGAACTGACCTGTAATAATAGATGTGTACAAATCTAGGATAGACGCAGTTGTTAATTGATTTTGTCGACATAGATATGTAAAGGTAGTTGCATCTGGAATAGAGTTAATGATGTAAGAACCATCTGCGGTTAGTGACTTTGTTCCTGTAACGTTAATTGGAATACCAACCGCAACGTTATGAGGTAAAGAAGTAACAATTTTAATTTCGCGAGAACCAGCAGTTGTGGTCATCTCACTAATATTTGGGATTGTGGTATCACCACTTGCGGAAAAGAATGAGGGAGTGTTGTTGATAAGTTCAACTGTTTCCCACTTGGTTGGCTGCAGACCGTATTCGAAGTCCGTGTCCATGAGCGTCTGAGGCTCAGAGACACGCAGTTTGGTTACTGGGTCAATGAATTCGGCTGGGAAACGAATTTCTCCGCTTACTCCTCCACCGCTTGAACTACCGCCTAAAAATCCTGGCATTAGTTGCTACCTTTCTGCATCATATTCCAAACCACCATGAAGTAGAGATTGCCAAACTTCCAACAAAACCTTGTGGTCCTGTAGGACCCGCGTTTCCTGAAGCAACTTCTACCCACGCACCTTGAAAGAATACATAGGTTTTTGCGTTTTGAGTGTTAAACCAAGCATCACCTAGAGTTGCTGTTGCAATGCTAGGGGCAGTAGGACCTGTAGCAGTAAATTTACCGACTGGACCTGTTGGTCCTGTTGGCCCTAACGGTCCTGTTGGTCCAGTTACCTGGGATTGAGGACCCGTGGCTCCTGTAGGGCCAGTTGGACCTGTAGGTCCTGTTTCACCCTTTTTATCATAGATTGCAATAACGCCAAGTTGTGCTGCGCTATTTGTGCTTTGATAGACAATATTTGCAGGAGCATCTAAAGGAACTACATAAGTGATAATAGTGTTTGTAGAGGCTGAGTAACGTCCACCTACTGGGTCATTGTTTGTAGCACCTGGAACATTTGCTGTGTTGTTCTCTGTTAGACGTAAAGCAAATGGGTCAGCAATATTTAATCCGCTAACATCAAAGTAGTACGTTTCCCCGCGAAGTAAAATAAGTGTTGGAGTATTGCCAGCAATTCCTCCAATGAGGTACTGGTCATTTGTTCCGTTGTTGGTTACTGTAAAAGTAGTACCACTACGTGGACCCATTGGACCAGTAGGTCCTGTAACTGCAGGTCCTGTAACACCCGTAGGTCCTGTTGGGCCAACAAATTGTCCAGCGTTTACCCAAGCAGAGCCTGACCAAATATAAATATTGGAGTTAGAAGATACGATGTAAGCATCACCAGCAGTGTTTCCTGTTGCAGGTAAGTTTCCTACGTTTGCTACAACTCCTTTAACATTGATAGAAGTTCCCTGTGCACCAGTCGGACCTGTAGGTCCTTGCGGACCTGTAGGGCCAGTAATAGTTGAGGCAGCACCCGTTGCTCCAGTAGGACCTGTAGGACCTTGGGAGCCTGTAGGACCAGTGATATTAGAAGCAGCACCAGTTGCTCCAGTTGGTCCAGTCGGACCTTGAGAACCAGTAGGTCCTGTTATGTTACTTGCTGGTCCTGTTGCACCAGTTGGTCCTTGCAAACCTTGGTTACCCTGTACACCCTGAATGTTTCCAACGTTTTGCCAACCACCTTGTGTTGGAGAAATAAGTGTTGGATTCCAAACGCAGAGGTCACCATTTGTTAAAAGATAAGAGTCACCAATTGAACCAGTTGGTTTTGCTGCTTGTAGTGTTGGTAAATCTGCGTACTCACCTTTGATTACTGTTGCAGCACCTGCAGGACCTGTTGGTCCAGTAGGTCCTGGAACAGTAGAAGGCTGTGTTGATACAGGACCTGTTGCACCCGTTGGTCCTAATAAACCTTGTGGACCAGTTGCTCCAGTTGGACCAGTTGCACCTTGAACACCTTGTGTTCCTGTTGGACCAGTTGGTCCTGGAACAGTTGACACAGCACCTGTCGGACCAGTTGGACCCTGTGAACCAGTTGGTCCAGTTACATTTGAAGCAGCACCTGTAGCACCTGTTGGTCCAGTTGCACCAACTGCACCTGTTGGTCCAGTTGCACCATCGCTACCAACAAAACCTGCTGCACCCTGTGGACCAGTAGGTCCAGTAACACCAACAGGACCTGTAGGTCCTGGTAAGCCTTGTGCACCAGTCGGACCTAAGTCACCTTGCAAACCAAGTGGGCCACGAGGACCAGTTGGACCTGCTTCACCAGTCACACCTTGTAAACCACGTGCACCAGTTGGTCCTGTTGGTCCAGTTACGGCAGGACCTGTAGGACCTGTTGCACCGATTGGACCTGTTGCACCAGTTGCAGATGCAGAACCTGCTACACCAGCAGGACCAGTTGGACCTGTGTTACCACGAGGACCAGTTGGTCCACGTTGTCCTGGAACACCAGGAAGTAATGATGGGTCAATTTCTGGGTACTTAGGGCTGTTCGGATTGATTGCCATTATGTTGTCACCTCACGAACAGTAAATAATTTGCCAGCCTTGTATGTTTCAATATGTCCATCTGAGTCGTACACAAAATTAACATCCCAGTACATACGCTGTGCAAGTCTCTTTGTTTCATCCTGCGTTAAACTCAAGGTAATAGTATGACTCTGATTGTTTGTTGGCGAAGTCTGAACTGTCACCGTAAATGGCATGTGGCTTTGAAGTACCCCAGCCTTCCACCTTATGTTCGCAACAACGCCCTTAGTAGTGAGGTCACCCGTGTACGGTAAGGAGTATGTGAAAGCCACATCCTGGTAAGCGGTGAGTTCCACAGAGTCATAAGGGTGCTCTGATGGTTGGTCTCCGTATGTTGGTCGTGTAAGTTCGATTCGCTCTGGGTATGAGTAGTCATCAATCTCCTGTGGTCGGTATAGAGGTACGTAGTGATTTGTTGCTTTGGAAATTCTGCGGAAGGAGAAGACCTCAATGCGGTACATACCAATACCAAGAAGAACGCAGAGTTCACGGTACTGCTCTTTACGTACGTTGAGCATGTCCATAAGTTGGCGATAACGCTCTGAACGTGGAATGGTCACACCGTCTGGAGCAAATACGTTGATGTCAAAAGAAGCATCAGTAGCAAGTGTGTACAACGCAAGAGTAGATGCGAGTAGTGCTACTGGGTAAACCTCAACCGCTGGAAGGTTACTGACATTTTGGATTCTACCTAGAGAATCTGTGCGGTTATTAGAGTGCTGCAATAGTGCAGTCTCTGCAAATCTTTGAACTTCTGCTGTTGTGAAATAGCGGAAATAGTTGCCTGAGACAAGAATCTCTACGCCTTCAACAGGGACAATATCGGTGACTAAAACACCTGTGCTCTCTTCGACAGAGCACTCATCAGATACGTCAACACCATCAAAACTTACAAACAGTTCTGAGGCATCAAGGGGAGAATAATGAAGAGTAAAGCGATTGGTCGTTCCGTCTGCCATAAATTGCATGACGAACGATTTAGGTGTGTCACCTAATTCCGACCGCACTAGGTCTACAAGACTTTGTACGGTTGCCATTCATCCTCCATCACTGGGTTTCTCACTGGTTATAATCTCTAACTATTTTGATTTAGTCAGTACAAAAAGGTACGCCTCACTCTAGGAGGAGGGCGGAAACTAGAGTGAGGCGTACGATTAGTTGACGACTTAGTTAGGTCGCCAGATGTAACCTAGACCTTCGAGATAGTTTGCAAGGTCACGAGGGACTGAGTACTTAACTCCAGCCTTAAATGAGTAGGTATTTCCAACACCATAAGTCATCTCATCGATGTCTGTAATGGTACGGATGATTACCTTGTCATTTGCAAGTGATACGCCAACTTCTTGAATTTCGTCTAGAACAATCGGTGCGTCTGGTTTCTGTGGGTCGAATACGTCCCGTTCCAGACTCTCTCGCTCTATTTCTGCTGCAACAGATATTTCATCTGCTCGCTTACGGAGTGCGTCCGCATTTGCTTTCTGTGCTGCTTCCGCTGCTCTGCCTGTTGCATCTAGCGGACTGGTTGCTTTATTTGCCACGATGTTTATTCTCCTATACGTTTTTATTTTTGTAGTTGGAGAGCCCCAAAGAAGGAGTATGGGGCTCTCCAACCGATGCTTAACTTAAGCGGTGTAGACCTTTGTAATTGCTTGGTCTGTGATAACGCCAAGTCCCCAAATTGCATACCATGCAAGAGCGTGCTCACGACCGAAGTCAAGAACGCCACCATCGCGAAGTTCAACTGGTAGGGAAATTGCGTGACCGAATGCGTTGTCACCAATCATGATTGATTCGTAGACATCAGCCTGAGTTGTGCCTGTTGGAGCAGTCTGTCCTGGGTTTTCTGGATTTCCACCAGTTCCTGGACCTGTGTTTGCCTTTACTGGGACAGAACCCTGGTCTGAAACTGCACCGATATTTGCGCTGTAATCTACAGCGGTTCCTGATGCAATCTTCTTGACCTGTGTTGTCTCGATGAATACTACGTCGTATAGACGACCGATTTCACCAAGCATGAAGTTTCCTGGAGCAGCGTACTTTGTAACTTCGATAAACTCTGGGTTTGAACGAATGTCACGTGACTGCTTAGGATGGATGAACTGAACATAAGTCTCACCAAGGCGAGGGATGTTCTTACCAGCAAGTGTTAGAGCAGCATCTTTAACTGCACCTGTTGACAACTTGTGGTTTGCTGTTACGCCAGCAAGGTTTGATGCCTTTGAACCTTCGTTGTACCAGTCGTTAACACCTGAAAGTGAAGAACGGTCGTAACCAAATACTGCAGATGTTGCTGCAGAAAGTGTGTTACGTGCCTGGATGTCTAGGTACTGTGCCATGTGGCGACCTAGTAGACGAGATGCTGAGGCCATAACGTCATCGAATGATGCGTTAAGTAGTAGTTCAGAAACTGCTACGCCGTAGCCGTGTTCTGCAACTGTAATTGCAATCTGCTCTGCTGTTAGAGCGTTGGTTGTTAGACGTACACCTTCTGTAAGTGGTGTTGGGTCTACGCCAAAGTTCTTGTAGCGGAGGAAGTTAACACGAAGACCAGGTGCTACACCTAGTTCCGTCTTCTTTACTGCGAACTGCTCAAAGCGAAGAATTGGCATCGCTTGGAACAGGATTTCTTTTGACCAGATGGTCTGAATGGCCTGTGAAAGAGAGGTGTTGCTACCTGAATAAGCGGTAGGTGCTCCTGCTAATTGACTTGTGCCAGTGATTGCTGATGCCATTTGGAATCAGTCCTTTCCTGTTAGATGGTTAGTTGTTTGGGCTTTACCCGAACAGTCCCCGACCGCGATTGTTTGATGCTTCACCAAGTAACTTGGCTCTTTGTTTCGCATATTCCGCCAATGGCATGTCCCTGATTGAATCAGGTGAGTACGAACGTTGTTCCGAGTCGTTATCGAGAGGTCCTGACGCTGGTGCGGTAATACGTGCACCAGCCATTTCTCTGCGTGCACTAGACATTGCTTGTGCTGCAGAGTCGAGAATACGAGCAGATTTATCTTTCAAACTTGCGATGCTCTGCTCGATTTCATCGCTGTTGTTGCCTTCAACCAAATCAATGAGTTCAGGAATAATGCTTTCGCGTTCCTGTTCAAGACGTTGTTGGCGGTATTGCATTACTTCTTGGAACGTGCGTTCCTGCTCTAGGAGTGCGAAGGCACGTTCTCTTTCAAGACGTTCTTCTTCTAGTCGAGCCTGGAATTCTGCTTCCTTCTTTGACAGAAGGTCACGAATGTCCATGTCATCTTCTAACTTCTTTTGCTGTTCAGCAGCCTGAGCAAGACGCATACGTTCTTCTTCGGCTGCACGCTCATCGCGCTCCTTCTTCAAGGTTGCGAGTTCTTCTTTAAGTTTCTCCATTTGTGGATACAACTTAGCCTTCTCTTGCTCACGAGCACGAACAATGTCGTCCTGCGTAAAAGGTGAGTTAGCCATTTGTACCTCTGGAGTCTCGCTTTCCACGATGGGAGTTGCAGTTTCTGCTACAACTACTGTTTCAGCATTTACTTCTTGGTTATCCATAGAAATCACATCTCTTTTCTTTTTAGTTGTCCGAATGTGGTTTCCCACGTAGCCCGCGTTATTACCTGGCAATTCTCATCTATTAGTAGATACTTGTCAGGTTAAATCAAATGATTTCATTTGATTCTTTAGGTGTCTCTGTCAACTGCCCTTCGCTGCGGAATTTTCGTTCCGTATGCTTCGGTGACCAGTTTCTCTCTCAAAGCACTTTCAGTCTGGGCTTCAATCATTGCCTCTTCCTGAACTGCAGGGTCGGCAAGATTGTCAGGTGTTGGAGCACCCTCTACCTTGTCACCCATAATGTCCCCATCAGCCAACTGTGTTGGTTGGAGCGGAATAGCGGAGTTTCCATCAGGACCTGGCATCATGCCAGTCATATCCTGGATTTCTTTTTGAATCTGAACCTTAATAAGTTGTAGTGCTCCATCAGAAATTGCGTCATCACGCAGTTCTGAGCGAATCTCTGCCAACTTCTCCTCTGGGAACTCTTCACCAAGATGACGAAGTGCTCCTTCTTTAGACTCAAGTCCCATACCAATTTTGGTTTGGATTTCATTAAGAACAATTAACTTGTCTAGTGGGAGTGGAGGTGGGAACTGTACATAACTCTGATAAGTCAAAGGGTCGTTAGGGTCAAGTTGTGTTAACTGACCTTCTTTAATTGGGCCGTCTTCTTCTGGATTGTACTTAAGGGTATCTGGTTCTTTAAGAGCCAAATGCAAAATAACCAGTTGGTTAATACGTTCAAGACCAATTCCGTACTGTGCCACTTTTTGTGACCAACGGTTCATCAATGGCTGGTACTGAATAGAAAGTGCAACACCTGATGTGTTAGAAATAGGTTGAACTTGTCCAAGAGCAGACTCTGGAATGTTCATCATCTCGTGCATAGAACGCTTAAGAAGTTCTAGGTACTTTAAAGCACCATCAATTCCTGATGCTCCACCTTCAAGATTAAATACCTGTGAATCTTTAGGTAAACCGCCCCAGACTTTCTTTGGACCCTTTTCAAGGTTAGAAGCCTTTGCTCCAACGATAACCGTAACAGGAGCAGCGTGATAGTTAATGATGTCTGCAACATCTGTTGATATTTCGTTATAGGCGCGGTTAATGCTGATGATGTCGTGACAATCAGATAGTCCCCATGGAGAACCCGCAACTGGAACGTTAGGGATGTGTACAACAGGAATCTCACCTAGAGGATTAGGGCGAGAGTCAATTAATTCGTCATTGATGTACTCTTCAATGATGTCGTCTGTAAGAATTTCGGTGTATGTAAATACTTGACGTGTACCTTCTAAAGAAGTTCCCCAGAAACGATACTTCTGTTTAAAACGTAAAAGACGTGTGCGGTCATGTGGGTGGAATTCTGGAAAACAAAAAGCAGAGTTCATAGGAAGAATACGTACACGACCTGGGTGTACACGATTTGTTGAATCACTCCAAGGTTCTTCGTAAGCAACCTTTACAAAACAATCTCCAGAAATTCCACCGCTTTGTGCCATTTCAAAAAGAACTTGCATCTTGTCATTATCGACTTCCCAAACTCTTTGTAGGCGGTCTGGGATGATGGCTTCTGTTGCTTTAGGAGAACGGAAGTAAATTCCTTTACCAAATGTAAAACGTGCTAGATAATCATTGAATGCTCTGTAGTAATTAACAGCAATCTGCATTTCGCCTTGTTCACGACGATAACCGTAATGATGACCAAGGTACATTGCCCAGTTAAGTGAGTAGCGATTTAATCGGGGACCATGAACTTCAAACTCTTCATCAGCCAGTTCAACTAAACCTAAAGGAGAAATGGAGATGGTTAAGTCAGAGGACGCAGCCCTATAACTCGGTGGTGAAAAATCTACAAAACTCATTTATCGCCCTTTTTCTTTTTAGGCAATCTTACTGGTGATTTGTCTGTTTGCTTCTTCTCAAACTGCTTTTTTTGAAGAATTTGTCTTTGATATACAGGGTCACTTGTGTCGACAAATTTGCCACCTGATTCGACGTACTTCTTATGAACCCAACTACTTGCAGCAGGATTTGGGTAGCGAGCATACTTCGCCTTCGCTTGAGCAATAATCATTGCCCACAACTTTTGGTTTATCGGTTTCTCAGCCACTCTAATCCTCTACGACTTTAAACCCCCTAGGGGTTTCCTAGGGGGACTAAAGATTACTTAATTAGTCTGTTACTACTGTTGGAGCAACGCGTTGTGTGCGTCCTCCAGAACGAGCCACAACTTCAACATTCTGCTCTGCATAGTCAGTGAATGAACCATGTGAGAACTCAGCAAGGAATGTTGGTGCTTCTGTCCATGCAGCAGAACCTACGTGGGCACGTGCTTGCATTGTTTCTGCAGCAGTCTTTGTGTGAACTGGTGCGTTACGGTTTGGGCGACCTGCAGCAGCAGCGTAACCGCTCATGATGCCTGTCTGAAAATCATTTGGAACATCTGTATCTGTTGCAATACCTTCTTCAAAACGAAGTGGACCACGACGTGTCGCGTTTCCTGATTCCTTCATTTCGTAGGTGTGAGCACCCTTTTCAGGGAACTGTGGGTTTGGTGCTAGTGTCATTTTGACTCCTTATAAGGTTAATAAATCGGAATGGCCTATTCCGTAGAAAAGTGTGGCTGATATATGGGGTTTAGTAATGTCAAACTCAAATCTAATTACTGCTAAAAAATGGGTTGGCTGACAGGAGAACTTCGGGCATAACTAGGTCCTTGGTGAGGGAACAGGCAATAGCCAAGGAGTCCACGTAGTCGTCGTGGGCATAGGACTCATCAGGGGCAGAAACTAAGAAGTTCGGACCTTTGTATTGGATTTCTGCATCCACCATTTGCTGATAAAACCGCTTCCAAGTTCTAAGGCGACGTGTTTTTGCATGTGCGGGAAATCCAAGCATCTTTCGTTGAATTAATGCTTGTAGATGCTTAAATCTCTGGGATTGTTCTGTTGGGCTAGAAGTTACTGGGGCAACCTCTGCACGAGGCATCAATACCTTTAAACGCTGTGCTACAGCATCACCGACACCGTTAGCATCTACACCGATGGCAAGTACGTCGTAGTTGGATAAAAAGTTAACAATCTGGAAGTACTGCTCTTCCCAGTCGTCGCCTTGTAGTTCCATCCAGTTTAAAACTCTGTGTTCAAAGTAGCCAAACTCATCTGGTCTATCCCAGTCAACCCACACAACGGTAACAACCGTCGAGTCCATTTTACGTGCAGGGTCGATACCAACTACAACAGGGGTCTTGTGCCAAACCTTGACTAACTCTTGAGAGGTATCTCCAAGTTCGTCCATTACACCTGATGTAACGAACATTCCTCTTTCAAGGAGCCACTTACAGTTGTACGACATCTGGAACTCATCAGAGTCCTCACCAATACGTAGCATCTCTTTCTTCATAAACTTTTGATAATTAGCGTTGACCTTGGCAACTTCTTTCCAGTCCCACTGAAAGTGATTTTGACGAGAACCACGAGTTGTTTGTCGACGCTTGTTTAACTGAATAGCACGATAGAAGTTGTTTTTACTTGTTGTAGGGGTTCCTGTCTTAACCATGGTTCCTGCATAGTAAGCAAGCATCGGGGAGATTGACTTGGATACTACGAAGTCATCTGCTTCTTGGCACTCGTCAATAACAATGAGGTGGAAAGACTTTGATTCAATCTTTGCACGAGGATTTGCGGTCATCATAGTGATTGTTGAACCAGACTTCTTTAACTTAATCATTCGAGTAACCCCACCAATACGTGCAGCAGAGTCATCAATTTCAGGGTCACCAAGAATTTCTAATGCACGCTCTGATGTAAGTCGTGTAACAGTACGTCCGAATAATGTTTCTGCCTGGCTTTCTGTTGGAGCAAATAAGCCAACCCATAATCCGTCTTTAAACTTCCCTAGTAAATCTGGATACAACTTTGCAAGACGAGGAAGAAGAATCATTAATGTTGCAACAGTGTTTGCAACTGTTTCAGATTTACCTGACTGACGTGCAGCAAGTGCTGTGATTTCTTCGCCATCATTAATAATTACCGATTCAATAACACGACGTGCTAAAGGTAATTGATATGGGTGTAACGAATAGCCAACTAATACTTCTTGAAAGTCTAAAATTTTAGTTACTAACTTTTCGACAAACTGAGCGGAGAGTTCGTCTAACTCTTCATCTTCAGGTGGAAGTTCTGGCTCATCATCGTCGTTTGCATACAGTTCGGGATTGATTTCCTCAAACTGGTCATCATCATAATCAATTGTCATTTGTTCCTATAAACAGAGAAGCCCACTTTGCAGTGGGCAACCCCGCGTCTTGAGAGAGGGAGACAGAAGTAATCATAGCAAACACTGTAACAAATTCAACGTCGTTTTAGTTCTTTAGCAATTTCTCCTAAAACTTCTGCAGCAATTTCTACATCGTTTAGTAAAAATTTATCTTTTGTTTTTTGCCAAGAAGTTAGTTCTTTACCAACAACGTAAAGAGAGTTTTCTGCCCAAGCAACTAAATCAGATGACGGTAATTTTGCAATGCGTTTCTGAATTTTAGTCTGGGGCTGGTATCCATCCCGCTTCTTCCGTAAAATCATCATAAGTAACATCCCGCCTTTCTAGGGCAGAGTTTAGTGCATCCATCTCATCTTTTGCACCTTCCCACTTGCCTACAACTAAAATATATGTCTTAAATAGTTTTATAAGGGTGGGGGAGCCATAACGATAAGGGGCTTCAATTTCTTGGGTCCAACCTTTTACGGTTCGTTTGTCATGCCATTCAAGTGGCTGCTTAATAACTTGAACGAAGTGTTGTTTTCCGATGTTGTGGACCTTGGGCATTATTAACGCTTTCTACTTGCCGATTTCTTTGGCTTGTTTGCCGATGTTGAAGGTTTACGAGTGCTTTTAGGGGCTTTCTCCATAGGGACTAAACTCTGGTGACCCTTGAAGAAAATCTGATTGGTACGGACAATACGGTACAGGGTCTCACGTGCATACGATGGGAGGTTGCCCATATCTGCTGCACCACGTGGCTTACTATCAAGGTTAGATAAGATAAATCTTCCCTTAGAAATCACAGATTTAAACTGTGTCCACTCACTAGGTTTAACTTCGTAATAGTTGTAGAACAATCCGTCTCTAAATACGACCGTTAGAACTTCGCGTTCTTTATCGTAACCTGCAGCAACTGTGCGGGGACGTTGATAGTTTGTTGTAGAAGTTGGAATAATACTAAGTTCTGCAGGGCTGTCGTAATCATCACGAGCCTTTCGTGCAAAATTATCGTAAACAGTTGGCTCATAAAAAGTACCTGCTGTTACTTCATCATCTAGGTCATAAGACTCGTCGTCCTCATAGATGGCTAATGCTTCGTAGTAGTCAGCGGATACTGGGAGAGATTGGAAAGGATTAATTCTCTTTCCACGAACTGTTCCCAGCATCCGTGACATACCGCGTACTTCTTTTTCCCCAATGCCATAAAAATCTGCAGTTGGGTCAAGCAAGGATGCTAACTCGTCGGCTGAAGGACCTACAGCACGTGCTGTACGTCGTCCTCCGCTGCCAGAGTTGGCTGCCCTTGCCATACTTTCTCCTTAAATTAAGAGGCTGTTGCCCAAGGAGTAATTGTTACTGCTGCGCCAACTGCAGTTGTTGCTGCACCTGCTGCGATTGATTGAGACTTGATTGTTCCAGCAACTGCAACGTTTGAACCTGTAATGCCTGTAAGGGCAAGTACGGTTGTTGCTGTTGTTGTAACTGTGTATGTGTTGTCTGTTAGACGTGTAACTGTGTATGTACCGTTAACAGTTGCGTCAACACCAGAGATTGTGACTCTGTTACCAGTAACGTATCCGTGTGATGAGTCTGTGATGGTTGTAACACCAGAACCTGCTGTGCGGGCTGCTGCTGT